TCTTGGAGTAAGAGGCGATGGGTCATCTAATCCTTTTGATGGCAAAATGACTGAAGTCCGAATAACTAATACAAATTCTTTTAGTGCTTCTCCTGTGGTAGGAACAACTGATACGATTACAGTACCAACAGAACGCCATACAAGTGATTCTAACACCCTCCTTCTCATACATGGAAATGAAAGTAAGTCTCCTTTTGCTGACGATGATAATAGCATTGTTTATAGCTTTGATGGTACAAATGATTTTTTAACTGTTCCTGCACATTCAGATTTTAATTATGGTACTAATGACTTTACCGTAGAAGCATGGATAAAAACAACGGACACAGGGAATCTATACCTTTTTTATAACGGAATGGCAACTTCCGCTGGGAGTGGCTTAATGGGTTTAGCCATTAATAATTCTACCGCAAACAAATTAAACCTTAGAGTATACCCTACGACAAGTGGGATTGATGAATCGGTTACAAGTACCACATCAGTTAATGATGGTGTGTGGCATCATGTAGCTATGGTCAGAGACGGAAACACTATGAGGTTATTTGTAGATGGCACAGAAGAGGGAACCCCAAATGTTATAAATGGAAGTCTAGGAGATGCCGTTGCTGCTCAGCAGATAGGAACACTTGATTCTCTAGGTTTTGATTATACAGGGCTTATAGATGAGTTTCGTATTTCCGACACAGCAAGGTGGACAAGTGATTTTACACCACCAACAGAACGCTATACAAGTGATTCTAACACCCTCCTTCTCATACATGGAGATGAAAGTAAGACAGGAACAACTGGTAGTGGTGCTACATTTACAGATTCAGGAAATACTGGTCACACGGTTTCAGAAAATGGCAATGCAATAGCTGATAATCCAACAGGTAATGGTGCTATATTCACAGATAGCGGAAATACTGGTCACACGGTTTCAGAGAAGGGTGATGCAAAAGCATTTGAAGGTAAATTTTATAAATTTTAATTGGGGGGTAGTGAAAGATGATGAAATGTATACATGGGATGAAGAAAATCAAGGTTGGGGCTTAATTGAAAGATGAAGATAGCTTACGGAGATAATCTATACTTGAAGCTTTTAGAGGAGCAAGGGGATGACATGGTATATATAAAAGATGTAGAAGGGATTAACTTTTAATTGGAGTTTAATCAAATATCTATTCCTTGTAAAAGACAAGTGGACGAATGGTTCTCGTTGTTTGGGATAGGCGACATACATGAAGGCAGTGCTGGAAGTGATACAGAAGCAGTAAAGAAAGTAATAAATGAAGTATTAAATGACGATAATGCTTATTGGATAGGCATGGGAGATTATGGAGAGTTTATTAACTTCAGTGATCCAAGATTTGATATTCGTTCATTGGCAAAGAAATATAGAAATGGGAGTATAGATAACATCTGTCAAGAACAGATAGACAGCGTTTGTGAATTATTATTTCCTATTAGACACAAATGTCTCGGTTTGTTAAGAGGGAATCACGAAGAGACCATAAAGAGAAGATACCACCATGATGTTCTTTACGATATGTGGAAGTGTCTAAATGAAATAAAGACTCCCATAAGACAAGCAGACAATGTTGTTGTATCGCCTGATAATTATAAAAAGGCAAAGATAAGGTTGTTATATGATATGGCGGTAGTGAGGCTATCCTTCACGCATGGGGAGGGGAAGAAATACAATAAGGGATGTAGATCGTTTGATGTACTTGTTACTCATGGGAATACATCAGGAAGAACAGATGGAGCGAAAGTAAATAGAATACAAAACTTATTGCGAGAATGGAATACAGTAGACGTTGTTATGGTAGCACATGGTCATTCAATGCCAGTAACTTCATTTACTACCCAGAGTTTTAATCGTGCTCATACCCTTGAGACTAGAAAGAGGAGAGGATTTATGACAGGTTCGTTTTTAAAGACATATACAGTAGGTAGTCCATGTTATGGAGAGAAAGCAGGATATGCAGGAGCAGAGATAGGTACTCCTAGATTGCAATTTAATCCTAAAACATTAGATATGAGGGTAATTGTATAATGACTGAACCACCTCCAAGAGAAACCGTTGTAGATAATTATAATTGGTGGATAGAGTTTAAAGGACTTATAGAAGTAAAAGGAGAGTATGAAACAATCCCTACAGGGTATCCAATGTTGAGACATTTAGAAAGAGCAATAGCTGATACGATAAAGAAGGAATGTGATAAATATAGATTGTATAAATATCATGCTGGATTATCTGATTACGACCCAGACGGCATGGAGTTTGAAAGTGATACATAGTAATTTTTGACATGTGAGATACCTTCTTTAAGTTTTACATTAAAAACTTTATCAGCACACCCCACCAGTTCGTCAAGGTGGGTTACAATTATGAATTGAAGATTTAATTTCTTTCTAAGTTCCTGAAGAAGAGTACAGGCTCTTGGGAGTAGGTCTTTGGATAAGAACTTGAATGGCTCGTCTAATATAATTGTGTTCCTACCCTTGGGAGTCTGCAATGTCCATAGGGCTATCCGTAGGGCGAAGGAGGCTACGTCTATCACACCTCCTCCGCTACCTATCAGTGGGTTGATTTCTTCTCCATCCCTATCAAATAGCAATTCACATTCAGTCTTGTTTCTTTTGAGAACAAAGTTTACCTTGAACTTATAAGGCTCGTCAAAGACAGTATCTAAAGCCATTGTTACTATGTCGGAGATATGATATTCTAATTGGCTTTGTGTGTCCTGTGCCACCTTTTGGATAATTACCTGTGCCTTTTCAGAACACTTAATCTCCTTCGTCAAGGAAGTAGTTTCTCCCTCTAAGAATGCAAGAGTAGACTCTATTAAGTCTCTCTGTCCTTTACTTCTTTCTATTGTTGATCTAATCTCCTTCAGACTCATTCTCCCACCTTATCTGCAAGCTCAAGTGATTCCTTGCCCTCAATGACCCCATAACCAATGTTTAACTTAGTTGTTCAGGACACACACACCCATCGCAATTCCTTTCTAGATTGAAGTGGTTGCCCACATGCATGTCCTGAACAGAATTCCTCTACTCCCCACAAATAATATCCTTCTACATTTTCTTTCCTTTCTCTTTAAAATGTTTAGACAAATCCTGTGCCATCACTTTGGTAATCTCTACTCCATGATCTGCTATAAGCTTTGCATCTGTTCCCTCATCCTTTCCATTCCCTAATCCAATATGTGCTTTTGGTGTATCATCCACATCACTCTTGCCCATTATAATTCCAATGGTGTGAGCCTGATTTGTACTGAACCATATCATGTCTGTTATTTTCATTCACATTTCTCCGTTAACTTTTCTATCTGCTTTTCTAATACCTTTGAATCCTTCTCCACTTCTTCTATCATCTTCTTCAGCATTTTCTTTCCTTCTTTTACACTCTTACACTTGAACTCTTTCTTCAAAGTGCTTAAGGCTTCTTCCCTCTGTCCCTCTAACTTATTTCTCTTTACCTTCCCTTGTTCTATCTTCTCCTTTAGGTCAAGGAGTGTTTGTTCAAGTTTCTCTGTCATTTCATACTCTCCCATACCTTCAACATTATTTTTCTCCTTGTCCTATTTGTTTTAAAGAACTCTTTCATATTACTCTCATAGCTGAGCCCTAGCTCCTCTGTTTCTTTTAACCTATTTATATATGCTTCTATTCTCTCGTTCCTCTGCTGACCTTCTGCTATATGTTGCCTACTAACTACGTTCTCTTCTATCGGTAGATATATCCTTTCTATTGAATTGTCCTCAGCATACCATAGATAGACAGAGGGTTTGTGTTCAATTTGGTTTGCTGTCATCCTCATCAAGCTTCCAGCATTCACCAACCATCTCCCCTCATACTCTATTGCAAAACTTTGGTGATTGTCCCCTGATACAATTAAATCATAGCAAGGGAACTTCCTCAAGTACCACTTAGCAGAGTGAGCTACTTGGTCATGCCATAGCTTCTCCTTCTGTGATTTAATTACCATTGTGTGCAGGAGGGCTGTAGTTCTATCTGTTGTTTCTTGTTCCAACTTTATTATATTATTTGAATAATGAAAAGGAAAGATAATAAAGTCATTAGCTCTGGTAGGTTTCACAATCACTTCAAAATCTTTTCCATATTGTTTGTCCAATACTCCCAACCCTGCCTCTTTCCACTTATCAAGTCTGTGGTTAGGGAGGTCATGTTGTCCTACTACTACATATATTACTACATCTTGAAAGTCATTTAATATATCTATAAAGTAATTAAGTAGTCTATCTCCCCACATAGGTTTGTGTCCGAAGTCTCCAGCAACTAGGATAGGGCAAGAATTATCTTTGGCAAGATTTAATATGAATGTAATCTTCTTTCTTTGTGCCTCCATATAGTCATCAGTTCTGCAAACTGGTCTGTCACCTCTAATGTGCCAATCAGAAGACAAAATTGCAGTTACGCTACTTTTCTTTCTATTTTTTCTTTTCATCACTCTCCCCTCCCACACAAAGGACATTGTTGGGGCATCGTTGCTTCAAATTGGGCTTCCCAACTCCCTAAGTCTTTTTCTATTATTCTAATTTGTCCCTCCTTGACCAATATATTTTCTACACAATTATTAAACTTATCTATCTTCTCTTTCTTATAATGAATCTTTTTCTGACTATATATTAAATCTGTGACTTGTATTTCATAATCACTCAGATCAGGGAGTTCATCTAGCTTTTCATATGCTTCTTTTATACAGCTTAATTGAAAAGCTAATCTAGAACAATCCATATTCCTTTGTCTTAAATTATTCTCAAACAATTCCAATTTTACCAGACAGCCCTCTGCTTCATCTAACCAATCAAATTCCTTCTCCTTCTCCTTAGCATTTTTATATTCTTCCTCTTTGTACTTCAGATCAGTCTTTTCTTTTGTCAATACCCTCCCTATATTAGAAAGTGATTTATCAATTACGTCAAGATGAACTATCTTGTTCAGGTATCTAGCAACCTCCCCCCCTGACATAGCTAGGAGGAAAGGAGAATCAAATTGCCCAGCCATGTTTAAAGGGGAGAAGTTTATTTGTTGTTTTATTTCTTCTGGTACATCTTGTCCAAATGATTTGAAATCAGCTACATCCATTAGATAAGAGTTTTCTTTTCCTTTGATTCTGTGTATTTGATTATCATCTAAGCATATGTTTACTTCAGTCTCCCCTCCCCAACTACTTCTGAAAGCTTCTCCACTAGGTTTATTATTAATCACCCAGTTCAAGGCTCTAAGAATGGCAGACTTCCCTGAATCTGATTGACCAATGATAATATTAATACCGTTATCAAAGACCAGTTCAGTTTTCTTATGACTCTGAAAGTTTTGTATAGTCAGGGAGTTAATCATCTATTCTGCCTTCTTAGATATTCAGCTATTAACAATCCATCTGCATCTCCATGATTCACTATTTCTTCTTTCAACTTAGGGAACAATCTACATCCTATATCAAGGGAGGCTTTCTTCAACTCAGGTGATCCCTTCACTCCTTTAGGTAACAACTCCTTCTGCCATTCCTTTGAGTCAACATATTCATGAGGAATTTTTAAAGTCTCCACCACTATCAAAGTAGATTCCAAAGCCCTCAATGCACTAACAGTTGCTTTGAATCTCATAGGATTTACCATTGGTCTTTCTAGATATACTTTAGCATACTGATATATACGATCTGTTAATAATTCTCCTAATCTATGATGATCTATCCTAGAGATGTTTCCTTTTACTTTAGTATAGTTTTGTTCTTTGAAGCATGGAGTTTTAAAGAAGTAAGCTTCTCTATCATTTATTATTCCTATACTCCCAGTCACCCCATTGTCAATTCCAATATAGATCACTCAAACCTCCCTATCCTATCAGGTTTAATTGCTTTCTCTATGTCTTGCCAATCTTCCTCTATCTTATCAACTACTTCTTTATAGTGTTCAGGGTCAGCTTCCATGACTTTTAGTTCTTCTTCCTCCCACCCTCTATATTTGACTATACTTCCCATGTCATCTATTCCATAGTCAAAGAGAATATCAAACTCAGCATCCCTAAAAGGCTTGGCAGTCTTGTTCCTCTTGAACATTGCTTTAAGTGTTACTCCATAAACCCTTTCCTGTTTCTTAACTGTCTTCTTTAGTTTATGTCTCCTAGCCAACCAACATACTTGATGAGTGTAAAAGTCTAAGGCTTTACCTCCCACCCTTCTATGCTTCTCTCCAAACAACCCAGCATTAATATTATCCCTCACTTGACTAATACATATCAGGGTAGCATCTTTATCTTTCATAGAACTACACAAGTGACTAAAGAAAGCATTAGAGAAGTACTTAGCCTTCTCCATTCCATAATTTCCCTCAATGTCATTGTTAGTCTTTATACTCTTTTCAACACGCTTTAACCCTGCACTGGAATCAAGGGAGTCGAGGGAATCAACTACATACAACAGGAACTCCCCTTCTTTTAAATTCTTAACCCTCCTTTGATAGTCTCTACCAAATTCTTCACAAGTAGTAGACGATATCCACTCTAACCCTTCAACAAACTTCTCTCCATACATTTCTTCTATGGGGAAATCCATTACCCCCTCTTTGTTGTTGTATACAATAGTCACCTTCTTTACTTTGGGATACAACTTACTCTTTCTCTTTTGAATATTGTAGAAAGCTTGAGCACAGGCTTCAAGAGCAAGGAGGGTCTTACCAGAGCTACCGTCCCCCACTAGATTAATAATCCTCCCCCTTGCCCATCCACCTTTTCTAGCTTTGCCACTAGCAGCAAGATTTAGTAATGTAGAACCAGTAGACAGGAACTCTACCCTGTCTGCCTTACCCTCCTTTCGTTCCCTATTCTCTACTTCACTTACCGTTGTTGATCTAGACCGTTTAAAAGATTTTTTCATTGCCCATCCTCCACCTTTAAAAATGCTATAAATTTATTCCTGTCAATGTGCCACCTTCCAGCTATCTTTCTACCTACTATAATCTTTTTATACAACCAGACTTTTATGGTTTGGATAGATATATCTCCAAGCCCTGCCTTACGGTATTCATCAACGGCTTGTTGTGTAGTAATAGTTTGTTTATTCATTTTAATTTATTTCCTTGCAAATGATTTTTTCTTTTTACCCTTCTTCTCCTTAGTCTCCTTCGCAAACTTATTAGCTTTCTTCTTAGACTTCTTCATAGCTTTCTTTGCCTTCTCACAGGCATCGTAAACTTTCTGATCGCAATCTTCGCAGTCTTCCTCTTTGTCGTAGTCTTTACCGAACTCATGATCTTCTGGACACTCTGTTACTTCTTCATCATCTCCATCATCGTCTTCTTCATCATCGTCTTCTTCATCATCGTCTTCTTCATCATCGTCTTCCTCTTCTTCCTCAAATTCTTCAGGAAGTTCATCTTTCTTCTTCTTTTCCTTCTTAGGGGCTTCTTCTTCATCCACTTCTTCTTCCTCTACGTCTTCCCCTTCTTCTGGTTCTTCTTCATGGTAGAACATCTTCTTGACAGCTTCAGGTGTAGGGATAATCAAAGCAGCATCTAGTTTAAAGGTACTCTCCATTACGTCTTCGTCATACTCATCATCCCTGTCTTCAAATTCTATAGACTCAGCTTTAATGAATTTAATCTTACCCATGCTATCCTCTATCCCCTTAAAGGAGATGATCTTACCTACGTCTAGACTAGCATAAGGAACACTTCCCTCATCACTATCCCTACTTTCCCTCCTAACATGCTTTTCAAAGTTATGGAAACTCATATCCCATAATTTGATTCCTTCGTATTCTTCGTCCTCATGATCGAACACACTGTAGAAACATCTCCACTTAGCCCTTAGTTTATTAATCTGCTTCTCATGCTTAATTTTATCATTATCCATTAGATCAAACATTTTATCACAGATAACACACTTCCCTCCAAAGGCATTAGATAAGCAAAGAACAGTATCCCCTCCTATACCTACATCATAATGTACAGGAATAATCAAAGCACCTTCAGGCTCGCCTACCTCTACGTCACAGTTGATTCCTTTGACTTCCCTTAGATTATGATACCATTCTTCAGATATTAACCAAGGGAGGATATCAATCCTGTTTCTCTCTTTACCTTTAGTCTTCTTAGGTTTGTAAAATTCAATCTCGTCTAGTCCATTATCCTTTTTCAGTTTGTCGAAATTTAAAGCAGACTTTCTTTGTCCACCAGTTGCATCTCCCTGCTCACTTCTCCTTCTTTGACGATCTGCAAAACTTGTATTTTTCTTAGTCATGTTTCTTCCTTTCTTTAAAATAGGTTTGAATTATGAATCTACATGTGGAGGGAAGTATTACGAGTACAGCCCCAAATGTAAATGCATATACACATATATAAAATATTTTGTCATTCATGTACTCCTCCTTGTTTTGTTTCTAGGTTCTGCGTTATATCCTCCCATGTGTAAAGTTACTAAGTTTTCTAATGCTTTCTTCTTGTGATCGAAAGCCCTCACTACTGCTTGTAATATTCCTACTTCATAACATTCTTCTATGTAGGTATTATTAGCCTCCTTGTAGTCATCATCCAATAAGATAGTATTTGTAACAATAGCCTCTGTCACCTTTTCATATCCATAGTCTTTTGGAGTTTTTCTAATAGTTTTATCTACTCTAGCTTTGGTAACTTCTACTTCCTCCTTCGCATTGTTTCTGTCCTTTTCTGCTTTTACCAATTTCAATGCATAGTATAGATAAAGACCAGCTTGCTTCTCCCACTGTTCACTTAAATTGTTCTTGTCAATCAATATGTCTTTTTCGTACCCACTACTCTTTGCCATCATTCCCTCCTTAATTAAATGTATACCTTTCCTACTACAGTATTAGAATAATCAGCTGATTTTTGAATTATTTTTCTAAACATTTTAGACATGCTAGAGTAAGTCCAGCGTTTCCTGAATTGAAGAATGGTTCCTCAAAATAACTAATGACGATGGAGGCTTGTGTATTCTCTTTGTCTAGCAGTACCTTGTTCATATAGGTAAGGAGTGCCCACCTGATACCCTCTGGGTCTTCCTTCAATCCTTTTAATATCTTAGCTACCTTATCCCATTTACTATTCTTATTCAACAACAATCTACAAAGGTCTATTATCTTTTCTTCCTCTGTGACAAATGCCTGTACAGCCCTCTTCTGTTCTTTAGGTTTCAAATCTATCACTTGGTCAAGGAGGACTAAAACCTGTCTGGGACATCCATCAGCCTTGGTAGCCATCAGTTCTATCATCTCTTCTTCTACTTCTTTATCTTCTTCATTCAGTACCCCCTCTATTAATTCTGAAAGGAGGGTAACAGACAGTTTCTTAACTTCAAAAGAAGTACATCTATTTATAACTGTCTTCAACAGCTTAGAGGGATTGGTAGTGCATAAGATAAAGTAAACATGTTCTGGTGTATCCTCCAACGGTTTGATTAATGCGTTTTGGAAGTCTTTAGTTGTAGCATGTACTTCATCTAACAATATTACTTTTACCCCTCTACTTAAAGGTTTGTAGTTGATCGTCTTTAAAATGGTTCTTGCAGTTTCTATCCCTCTGTTGTTCCCTGCATTTATCTCTACGAAGTCAGCCCCAGTACATCCTAGATGATTAGCAATGATTCTAGCAAACGTAGTTTTACCACAGCCTGAAGCACCATGAAAGAGGAAAGTATGTGGAATGTCCTCCCTATCTCTTTCTAATATGGCAGTAAGGGCTTTCACTGTAGACTTGTTCCCTACTATTTCCTCCAACGTATCAGGTCTGTATTGAATATGTAAACTCATTAATTTCCCTCCATTAATTCATAAGGAACACCATCATCTCCATCGCACTGTACAAATATCATTTTAGCCATACGAACACTCATATCTTCACTTTCTCCTTTTCATACCAATTCTTGTTAGAAAATTCAGCCTCTATCTCCAACGGAGTAATAATCCACTTCCATGCTTTCTTAATCTCTATACACATTATCTCCTTTGCTTTTTGCAGTACGTCCTCTTTTTCTGTGTTGTGAATATCAAGCCCCATGTCATCGTGGATGTTCCAAATCAATTTACTTTTCATCTTATACTTCTTTAGCCACTTATTCATTTGTATTATACTCCATAGGAGGCAATGGAAAGCTATTCCCTGATTAGCATAATTAAATAGTTGGTTCTTTGACAATATGCCTTTACATCTAAACCCTGTCAACATCTCTATGTACCCCTTTTTGTAGTAGTTAGATATCCAACCCTCCTGCCATTTCTTATGTACTGAATAAGTTTCCCAAAATCTAGTTTCTACATTTTCTATATGGTCTTGAAATATCTCTGGGTGGGAGATTCCTTTAGCCTCTAGGTGTTCATATAGGTCTAAGTTATCTACGGTCTGCATCCCTTTAGTTATCCTCAATAGGTTTTCTGCTATCGGCACATTCCAACTCCCATAGAGTTGTGGGAACACAAATCCATTCTTTCCGTAGTACCTGATATCCTTTGTTACTTGCTTCTCCTTCAATGCAAAACATCTAGCTGCTTGAGTCTTGTGTATTGTAATATAATCCTTAATCAATAGAGGGTCTTTGCTATTACATCCAGCCATTGACAACTCTATCCCTGCATAGTCTAGTCCTCCTATGATACTATTTTCCCTAGGTATGAAAGCTGTCCTGATAATCTTTCCCATGAATGGGTCACGAATAGGCATGTTTTGAAAATTAGGTCTATCACAGGAACTTCTAAATGTCTGCACAGTGTGAAGATTAAAAGAGGGATGAATATACCCATTAACTGTTTCCTCCATGATGTTCTTCAGATAAGTATTATTCAGTTTTTTCAGCTGTCTTAATTTAATTAACGGTTCTACTATAGGTGAATCAATAAGATTCAGATTATCTTTATTAACAGAGGGATTGCCTTTGTCAGTATAAGCTGGAGGGGTAATCTTTAAATCAGTAAATAGAACTTTCTTCAGCTGGTCTGTGGAATCTAGGTTAAAATCATCCTTGTACCTTTTCCTCCATACCTTCATTTCTTCAGTCCTGTCTAGTTCCAATTCTAACAACTCTATCTGTTGGTTTATATTCTTCTTCTGTCTCCTACAGTACCTAACATCTACCTTGATGCCGTTGTACTCCATGTCTGCGAAAGCCAGTGTTCCTTCATGCAGTAGTTTGTAAGCGTTCTTATTCATTAAATATTCCCTCCCCTTCCATTTGTAGTATAGCTAATTTATATTCTAAGATCGCATCCATAGCACAGTATTTATACACTTCATTCATAGGGGCATCTCTAATGGTATTAAATTCTTCCTCCCCAGTAGTCTTGATGTATTTATCTAGATGACTAGAATAATCTCCCTGACCAAATCTAATGTAAGACTGAAACTTCAATCCAGTAATCCCTTTACGATTGTCTATGATGTGGGAGGCTTGCATAGTATCATGCTTCCATCCTTTAACTATAGTCCCTAGAATCACTCTACTCCATACATGTTCAAATTTAATATTCTGTGCTGTCTTGGGAATACTCCTAGTCCTTAAAATCTTCTTCCAATAACTTAATACCCTCTTATCATCCAATAGGAATACATAAGCTATATCTGAACAACACACTCCCACACATATTATCTCATGTCCTTCCTTGTACGGTTTAATTCCAGTGGTTTCATAATCAAAAGCCAACATCTTTGGTGGTGGGTTGTCCAATAGGGTCTTCAGCATGTGTCTAGCATTGTCTTGGCTAAGTACCTCTACCTTATGATTGAATACATGACAGCGTTCTTTGATTTTCCTAAGACCCCTCCCTATGTCCTGTTCAAATATCTTAGGTACAATCTTCTTTTTCTTTTTAAAATCCCTAACAAATGTAGGATGATAAAGAGGGATAATCCAAGCCTTTGTTACTTGGTCAGGTATTACAAAACCCCTCCACTTATCTATCCCTCCACTAGAACCTTTGATCTTATCCATCAGGAAACTATCTAAAGCTGAACTCCCCAATAAGAATATCATCTTAGGTTTTAACTCCTCTACTACCTTCTGTACCCTAGGATTACACATCTTAACTTCTCGCTTGTGCGGTGCTCTGCCCTTAGGAGGGCGACAGGATACGGCATTAGTTACCCAACAATCAACATCTATATCAATACCATATTCGTTAAACGCCTCCCTTAGTATTTCTATAGACTCCCCCTGTAGTAACTTACCCTTCTTATCTTTCTCGGGCGATTCGTTTATGATAAGAATTGACTTCTTGCCTTCTCCAGCCACCCCTATGTAAGGAGTATTACATTCCTTATGTAGTTTACATTTTGAACAGTTAGAGGCACTCTTCTTTAGATTTTCTTTTTTAAAGAATCCCTTCATGATATTAGTTGTACTATATGTTGAAAGTTTTTAGTTTTAAATTTAAGACTTACTTCTCCCACAGTCATCTTATCAGTATTGTTTAATATCTGATAGAGGAAATCAGGCACGATACTAAAGGAGATTTTCTTTCCTGAATATTCTACCTTTATTTCTTCGTCTATCCTCCCCATAGCACATTCTCCTTGACATAGAACCTTGTCCTTTTCTATGGTAACATCTACAGTACTATTCCCTGTCACCAAGTCCTCTGCTGATAGTATCTTTGCCCTTTCCAATGCTTGTTTTAAGTCTTCAGGGAGGGTAACCTTCGTGCCCTTGAACTTCTGTTTTAGTATAGCTTGTATGTCAGGGAACTTTCGCTGTTCTTCTACCCTCCGTATACATAAGATAGCCCCATCTTCATTCTTAAAGAACAACCAACTCTTATTAGATGCAAAGGAGGTAGGGGTAAAGGAGATCAACGTCATACAAATAGGTGCAGGGATAAGTTGTGACTTTTTGAACGTATCTTTCTCCAATGTATATTCTGTTATCCTATAGTTGTCACTGGATATTATCTTATCCCCCTCTATTAATATATTGTGTAGTACGTTACCAGATTCAGCTACAGTAAATCTACAATGCCTTAAACCCTCGGTAAAGTTACTAGGTAGAGAAGCAAACTTGTTAGGGAGGGTTACTTCAGGCATTTCTAGTTCAGCCTTTTTCAATACAGCCTTTGTGGTCTTTCCTGATATCCTTAGTTCATCTCCCTTCTCTGTAACCTTGACATTCTTATCATACATCTTCTGTAGTAGGGTCAACATTTCATTAGCTGGTACAGCACCATCAAACTTTAGTCCCTCTACCATCGGGCTAATCATCATTATCTCGTTGTTGAATGACTTGACTTTCCCTCCTTCGTGATATTGTTCAAACATAATTAGATTGTCTTGTTCTGCCAATCCACTACTCATTGCTGGTTTAATCTTCTCTACTGCCCTTAGTAATTCTATTCTGTTCATTCTTCCTCCTTTTATGTTTTAATTGTAATTGTTCTTTGTCAAATAAACCCCATTCTTTCCTCCTTCTTTTTATTGTCTTTGACTCATATCTTTTTGTTTCTCCTTTAGGGTATGGAAGTATATCATATTTTAAATACTTCCTCAGTTTCTTGTTAACAAAATAAATGTATCTATGTTTAGGTGAAGGAGTCCTCTTTTGTATGTTGTTCTCTTTTGCCCATTGTGAAGGGGATGTTATTCCTTTAGTAGTCAGGGTCTTAGGGTGTATCCATTTCCCATCTATTAAATATTCACAATCATGTGATGTAGCACTCCCACAGTATATAAAGTTTGTTGCTTGGTATATATATCCAACATGTCCCATCTTTCCATCAGCATAGGACACAACAGCCCAATCAATTAGTTTTTTTAAAGTTCCTCCCACTAAGAATGAAGCTGAATTTTTAGGTGCATCATCATTAATACAAAGTCTGTTCAACTCTATTACTTTAGTTCTATGCCTTTCCCCTAGAAACCCTCTCCCTACTTGTGGTGAAGGAGGGATTCCATATGTTACTATTCCTATAATGTTGTCTTCATGAATTAATCCATAGCTATAGGAGATACTACATCTTCTTTTAGCATAGTGTTTATCTAACAACCAATCTTTAACCTCCCTGTTGTTTATATTTTTTATTTCCATGCTTTCTCCTTAAAGTATTCCAAACTTTTACATCAGGGGTTTTGCATTTATAACATTCCCCTTTCATTTCCCCTCCCAGATATCTACGTTGACGTATTCACTTAGATTCTGAATACTGTTATAAAAGTAACCTCTTAAAAACTGCCTCCACCCATTAGCCATAGGGGGGAATCCCTCTGTTTCATTCTTAAAGTTAGACTTCACATGTTGCTCATGGACTCTCAGTATATTATACACATTATTAATTGTAGTATGAATATTCTGTATCAGTTCTTCAAAAATAATAATATGTATCTGTTCCCTCCTAAAGGCTTTAAAGTAAGGTTCTAACATTACATCATACATACTTCTATGTAGATAGTTGAATGGTTGTGAATGCATCCCTCTAGGTATTGTCTTCCATCTATCTGTAGTCAGTTCTAAATGAATAGCCTCCTTGAATGTATTTGTTTCATGACCATTCATAGTACTCCAACACCATCCAGAATAAGCCCTGTCTACTGGATTACGTAAACAGAAGAACAGCTTAACATCAGGCAGCACCCTCCTAATAGTAAAGGGTATAAGTGGATTTTCTAAATAGTTGACTGTCTTCTCCCCATTCACTGTGTCAGGGGTTATGAAAGGATTTTGCTCATATATAAATTCATAATGGTCTAAGTATTCTTCATCCTCCATCAATGGGTCAGTGAATACTTTAGGTTCTGGTATGAATGGGGTAGGGAGGTGTATGTCTGGATGTTGGTTCAAACAGTCTGCAAAGAAAGTAGTTCCACATCTTGCCCCTCCTGCTATGATAAAGGTTGGTTTCATTTCAGTAGTCCTCTTATCTTCTTTTCAAAAGGTTTAGTATAGGTCTCCCACTCTAACCAGTGAGATTTAATCATCTTTTCTTGCTCTAATATTAATTCACCATATTTAAACATCCTTATTTTAGCATTGATTTCATCTGAATCAGACACTCTTAAAAGAGAATCCCTCCTAACATACATTCCCTCTTTGTCATATTCCTTATCTACAAAACCTATCATTTTAGTAGCTAGATTCATAAACAACCTCCCTGTTATCCAATTCTCTATGTTGCCTTGTTCAGTTTGGAATACAATACTCCACTTTGCAAATCTAGACATAGCAAGACATTGGGAGAACGGAATGTAACCAAGCATCCAATAACGATCTTCCTTAGACAATACATCTTTCCATCCTCCACCAGCTATCGTCTTCAGCTTGTCTATTCCCTTTGTCAGTTCTAAGAACCTAGCAACCCTATTCTTAGCCCCTCCTGCATAGAAGAACTCATCCCCTTTGTTATTACATATAGTACGTCTATGGCAGTATAGATAGAGGAAGGTCTGCCATTTCATTTCCTGTTCAGTAACAAATGTATCTGGTTCTTTTCCAAACATCTCCGTTAGTTCCTGTGACCACTTACTAACATCCACACATAGGTTGATATGTAGAGGGTCGTACTTGTCAAACACTTCATTAGTTATCTTTGCTATCTTGAATATCCTCTTATGTCTACTGTAGTTCGGGTCAAACTTCAACTTCTTCTTAGTATCTGATAGAGTATAGATAGCCCCGATGGAGATAACACAATCAATATGTTCTCCGTTGTACTTCTTCATCTTCTGTACAGGGTTGAAGGATTCATCTATAGTATATACATTATACTTCTCCGATAGGTTCGCTACCAATGTAGCCATAAGGAAGTACGCTGGATTGACTGCCCTCTTATCTGTCCAAACCTTCCTAGTACTTGGTGAAAATGTTAGTATGTTCATTTTACCCTCCCAGACCTTGATCTGCCACCACCCCCTCCCTTAGGAGGGGAATGTTTGGAGCGGAAGGCAGGAATCGAACCTGCCCCTCCAGCTGGAAGCTGGCGTATCTCCTCTTGATACTTCTTCCGCAATCGTTTATTTAATATATAGAGGAATCTATGTTGATATGTGTCCTGTGACTTGATGCCCTTGCTGTCCAGAAATTCCTTTGTGCTTGTCTTATACTTATGCCATAAAGATACGGCATGTGTTCTCTCCCCATTAGGGAGGATGTAGAACTTCGTCTTGTGCTTACCGAGGGATATTGCATTGGTGGCTTTGTAGATCACACCAGTATTTCCTACACCCTCATCAGCATAGGTAATTATAAAATGTATGTTGGGATATATCTGCTTTATGTAACTCAATAGGAGGGCAATCACTTGGCTTTCGCTGAACTTAGGTAGGGAGTCTGACAACCACATGCGATCAAATTCACAATGGTTGTCTAATGTAATATATTTTGAGATGGTATGTTTCTTTGTTGGATTCATGCCGTAGCCTAATTGAAGATATCCCTCTGTCTTGTTGACAGCGAAAGATAAAAAACTGTTCCTAGATACTTTCCTAGAGTAGTGATTCTTTACCACTCCCTTCCTAGCGTGTTGTACTGTGCATTTGGTAAGTGTCAGAGAACCGTTGGTTATCCCAATCGGCTCCCTGACCACTAATCCCTCTTTGTATATTAACTTTTTCATATTAACCTATAAAGCGGTACTTCCTGTCCTTCACTTCTATTACGTCAAACTGTACAAGCACTGACAGGGCAAACCTCAATGACCCCTTGACACTGTTGATAGCACAAGTACCATCTAATGCATCATGGACTTCCTCCACTATGTCTTCGTAGGACTTGCCCTTCTTGCACTTCTTCAGGACTTCATGCATAGCCTTTACCCTAGTCTTGCCTTTTTCCTTCTTGGCTTTCTTCTCCTTCTTAGCCTTCTTTTCTTTCTTAGTTGGTTTAGACTCCTTCTTAGCTGGTTTAGACTCCTTCTTAGCCTTAGTCTTCTTTTTCTTTTCAGGCTTTATCTTGAAGTCAACCTTTACACCTAAGACCTCTAACACATCAGCTGTTCTTTGTGAAAACGAATCAGCTTTGTCTATTTCTTCGGAAGCCTCCTTCAACTCGTCAACCATTTCATCAGCAAAAGCCTTGCCAATTTCTTCTTCCCCTCCAAACAGTACTTCATTTAATTCATCTACTGCAAATTCTAAATCTTCTTGTTTTAACTTCGATTCTTCTTTAGTCATTTTACTCTCCTTTGGTTAAGGGTTCTACTTCAAATTAACTTTATTCTTCAACCCATAAATCCATAATTGGTTCTTTTTCCCATTTGTTCTCCTCCTTTGGTTAAGGTTATAAATACTTCCGCTACTCCAGTATTAGAAAAACTCCTGCATTTTTGAAAAATAATTAATCTTTATTTTCCCCTCATACAAGACTTCAAATACGGTCTGCCGATTTTGTATGACATCAATACATTTACTTCTGTAGTCAAGTCAAAGTCATCATCCCTTTGCTTTAGGACAGATACCCTCATCAGCCCTTGGGACTTTTCTTCGGGTTTCTGATTGAGGGCAAAAGATATGTCCGACTCTTGAATCTTACCCACTGATTCAGCCCAATCTCCTTGTCGTATATCCTTTTCTGTCCTCATCGTGTTAGATTGACTTGCCGTTACTACCAAACATTTTCTTTCCTGTGCTAGGGACTTGTGTGCCCTCCAGACTTCATCTATCTGGTGTCTGGTATCCTGTCTGGTATTCTCTGCTGAAAACTTATCAGCCATGTCGGTAACTATAATATCAGGGATGAATCCCTCATACTGTTCTATGTTCAATAAATGGGAACGTAGCTCAGACATCGTAGCCCCTTTAGAGGGATACTTGATGAACTTAAATCTATTCTTCTTTATTAAACTACCGTAGACAAGCTTGTTCTTCTCCAACACCATCTGTTCAGACAACACTTTCCTCTTTACTACCTTATGCCATAGACCCTGCTTGTAGTCTTCAGTGCATTCGGTACAGGGCTTATACCCTCCTTTCTTAGCTTGGTGAAAGTCCATGTCATTTCCATCTTCATCTTGGATACCACATTTGCTCCTCCTTTCCTTTCTATCACAAATGTCTTTCTGATTCTTCGTACAATCAAAAACTGGAAGTAAAATTACGTCACACTCCTTCGTAGGACATGCGTTAATAAATTGATGTATCCTCTTTACCATTTGCTTCTCAGACATTTCTAGGCTCACATACACAACCCTGTATCCTTCTGACAACCCTAACATAGCCATCCACATAAGCCACCACGACTTTCCTATACTGGACACTCCCACAAAGGACACAAGATGTTCCCTTTCAAAGTTTCCTACTATGTTCCCCAGTACATCGGGAAACCTGAATAGGTTGTTGGTGTGATCTTCTGTAAAGGCATTCTGTATCACCTCTACGTCAAAGGGATTCACTCCTTTGGTCTGTGGTCGGACAACTCTTTCAAAGTCTTTTATTAAAGCCTCCCCCTTGTTGATATTTCCTTTGGTGATGGTGGCAGATAGCCTCTTGTTCAGTTCTTGGAGGGTTATAGTCCTGAAGTACTTCTCTGCCGTATCTAAAATATACTGTACATTGAAAGTCTCTGCTTCTTCGTATTCTTCTGAGATGTGTTGTAGGAAGTCCCCTATTAAATCTTCTTGTTCTTCAGATAGCTCCTCCTTGTGGGCTATGAAGATATCTTCTATATGCTTTAGAGGGGGTTTCCTGTATTCGTTGAAGTGTTCTAAGCACCAACCAGCTACTTCTTTGGCAAAGGGAACTTGGAGGGGTCTGTAGATTTGTACTATCCCTTTAAGGAATTCCTCACTGACTATCATCCCTGTGACAATCTTCTTTTCTATCTTAGCGTTCATTTATCCTCCTTACTTTATTAAAGAATACCCGAAACATTCTTCCTCCATGTCCACTATAAACTTCTTGAACATTTTCCCATCGGCTTTGATATAGCCTAGTTCCACTTTATTAACCCACCCCTGTGCATTCAACCATTCAAGATATGTCTTACATAATAGGTAGGGAGTTCCAAACAGTCTTTTCATTTTTGGAATCCTACAGTTTATCCTCCCTTGGTATTCAACTAAAGAAGCAATTCCTTTTACTATTTTGAATCTACTACTCTCCTCTATTCCATTATTCATAAACAGTTCGGTTATCTTTGGGTATGAATCTTTAACAAACTTCTTTGATAGTAGTTTAGGAGGGTTGAACAACGCAGATAAGAACATGCTTGTTCCTGATGACTCATTGTAGATAAGGGTATCTAAACCCTTTGGTAAGTTTTTAAGATTGGAATACCCTCCTTTGAATAATAAAGAAGTGTTTTGTATTCCTTTTAATAATTCCTCTTTTGTATACTTTCTCCCATTGGTACTTATATAATGGTACTTCATAAAATCCTTATTAACCTCTTTGTCATTAAAGAAAGTTCCTTTTAATAACTGCTTCATATACTTATCAACCCTCTTGATGATCGTTTCTGATTTATGAGATCTAGTATAATCAAACTTATTCCATTCCCTCACACAACGATAACCAAAAAGTTTCTTTAGTGATTCTTCAGAATCACTGTTACTTACTTTAGTAAGTATACTAGAGCTTGTATTACTACGGTTAAAGTTTTCTTTATGACCCCCCTTAAAGTTTTCTTTATGACCTCCCTGTGCAGTATTTGTCCTTAATTTTCTTCTTGAACCAGTAGGTGATTTGGACATTTCGGAAGTGATATAGTTTTGATCTACTAGGGAGGATACCCAAGTGGAAATTGATACTTCTGATACTTTATAGAGGTCTGCAAAGTATTTGTTGGTTGCCCAACAATACCCTTCCTTACTACTTAGTGCTGTGATTTCTGTATATAGTATCTTAGCATTGGCGGTTATCTTTTTACAGTATCTAACATCAGCAGGGAGGATAGACCAATAACTAGGTTTTTCTTTATGCATGGTAGGTCTCCAATAAAAAAGCCTGTGTATGATTAGAGGATATTTTGGCTTGCGACCAGACTCCTCCACCATACACAGGCTGAAACGTATATCTATTAGATTTTGCCTAGTCTGGTCGCAAGTTAAACAACAGTATAACAATCCATATTAAATTGTCCACTTCTTTTTTAAAAAATCTTCTACTTGGTCATCGAACATATCAGCAGGGTCTTCCACACCTTCAGGGAGGTGTTCGTTAACTACTGATACACCAAGGACTAAAAGCGTTTGCTTGATCTTATCAGCTTCCTTTTGTGCATCTTCTCCTCTATCAAATAAGATAATCACCTTCTTAAACTTCCGTAGCAAACTTATTTGGGCAAGTGTAGTCTGCGTTCCTAATGTAGCCACAGCAACACCCATTCCTAACCTCCATACATCGGTGATTCCCTCTACGACTACCACGCTATCACCCACACAGGAATCATAGCCGTACAGATAGTCCTTGAGGTTTACATTAGGCATATTCAGATACTTAGGGTCTTGTTCTCCTGTCACATCCCTCGCTACATAGGAAACTATTTTGTGTTTGTAGTATACAGGAATAACGATTCTGAATTTATAAGCACCAGTAACCCCTCCCAGATGTATGTTCCAGTTGGTAGATAGTTGTGCTATGTTAAACCCCCTACTTGTAAGATACTTAGTATATATCCTCCTTTCACTGGCTAACATGTTAGAGGGTCTAGTGCAATCTGGTGGCAGTTCAACCTCCATCCCTACTTCCTTCTTCTCCCTCTTGACATGTTTAACCTCTGTCCCATCTGTTTGATAGTTCATCACTATGTCTTGAGGGTGTCCATCATGTAGTTCAATCAAAGTATCCCACAGGGAGTGCGACCCACACTTCCAACAATTAAACTGCCCTGTACTGGGGTCAAATCCTAGATGGTTAGTTCTATCATTACAGTGAGGACACTGTATATTAATCCATCCCTCTGTGACGTTCTTACCTTCTGTCCAATACTCTATTCCTTCATCGTCACAGAATGAAGTAAAGTTAAATGTTTTATTCATCGCTTTCCTCCATTTCCTATTAAAATATGTTCTTAAAGTATTCCAAAGCTTTCATCTTATCTTTCTGTTCAAGTTTCTGTATCATGTTTTCCAACATCTCCCTCCCTAGCTTGAGATGTTTAATTGCTTTTATCATTTTACCGCTAGTCTTGCATCTCCCAGCTTTGCTTATCTCATCACGCATATCTTTTGAGTCAAAGCTTTTGTAGTCACTCAACTCATTCATTAATTTCTGTGCAGGTCTATTTGGGTCTTTCTTCCTTAGACGATACCCTCCATTGATATGCCTTGCACCCTTCTTCTTAGTTTTCGATTCTCTTTGTGTCAATTCATTCATCGTAATCCTCCTTTAATCCTAAGTGTTTTAAATAGGCTTCTTTTCTATTTACATCCTTCATGTAGTGCTTCCCTCCAGGCTCACACGAATCTCTGTTGTGCCTGTAGCTAGTTTTACCATCAGCACCAGCAGGGAGTCGTACTATCTTTTCCTGTGCCCTCTTTCTAAGCCTGACAAAGTTATCACTGTACACCATGTCCTTATCCCGATGCCACTTCAGATCAATCAAATCTTGAAGAACCCCTCCACACACATAGCATTTAGGACAGTACTTCCTTGTGAAAGTCTTCTTACGTTTGAATCTCTTTTTTACCTCCTGCTTCACCTCCTTCTTCACATTCGGATTCTTCTTACGTTTGAATTTCAAATGAATCCCTCCTTCCTATAAAAGTTCATTCTGCTTTTAAGGCTATGCTGAAGCAACCAACATTTATCATCAAAGTCATATATGATTGCTGAATCTTTTCCTTCTGCTACCCTTAGTACCCTCCCTATGTACTGTTGTAATCGCCCATTAAATTTGATTGGGGTAGTGAGGAAGATAGAAGACAATGCTGGTAGATCAAACCCCTCCCCAATCAACTGACCAGTAGCTAACAGTATTCTGCTTTCTAGTTTTTCTAGTTTTTCTATTGTTTCCCTCCTTTCTTTGTTAGGTGTTGCCCCTATCATAACACTAGCCTCCTCTAACAACTGACTTAGTTTAATAATGTGGGCAACCCTATCTGATATTACCAACACTACTCCATTAGGGTGTTGTTTAAGTTGACGTTTCACCTTATGAGCAATGAGGGCATTCCTATCAGGACACTCTATCAGTTTCTTCAACATAGCTTGCCGTTGATAAATGTTTCGCATGGAATAATTGAAAGATGTCTCTACTATCTTCACTTCAGGCTTTAGTATCCTCCCTGTCTTCATTAACTTCTTAGTATTAATTTCATGTGCAAGTTCTCCCATGTAGTAATAAATCAGGAAGTCTAAACCATCACTCCTTTTGTCTGTAGCGGTCAGCCCTAGTAAGTATTTAGTGTTTACCTTATTGATTACATTGGCAAAGGTGGAGGCTGGTACTCTATGGCATTCATCTATAATGATTGTACCAAAAGGATACTCAATCTTTTTCTTGGTTAGGGAGTTTACGATACCTATGGTAATTATCCCATAGTTATTATGTCCATCTCCCACTAATCCTATATGATTCTTTTTGACGTTAAGGAATTGGACTACCTTATCCCTCCATTGATACAACAGTTCTTTAGTATGTACGACTATCAATGTAGGGACTTTCCTCTTTGCTATAGTCCATATTGCCAATACAGTTTTGCCTGACCCTGTAGGGGCTTTCAATACACTGAACCGTTTAGCAACTATGCCCCTCCCAGCTTTCCTTTGGTCTGGTTTCAATTCACCTTGGAAATTGAAGTCAAGGAGGTCTACTTTAGGATGAGAATAATTAACATGACAATTATACATCTTTATTATTTCTGCCAATTTATATAAATACCCTCTAGGTACGGAGTAGTCTCCATTCTTATACTTCTTTAATAATTTGATGTGCATGGGAATCCCTTTAGTCAATCTTCCTCTTTCAACTGCATCTAGGTAAAGAGGGTTGTCTATTATTAACTTCTCTTTCAGTTGGTCTATCAGTTCTGGATTCCCTTCTAGTCCTGATATAGTAATGTAACTACCTACATTAATAATAATCATTGTGCTTCCCTCCTTTGTTTGAAAAATGTTTTAGTTTCCTTAATTCTTTGGTTAATAGTTTTCCAAGACCATCCCCTCTTTCTTAAATGGTAGCTTAGGGAGGACAAAGACTTTAATTCATGTCTTAGTATTATCTGCACCAACCTTTTACAGTCTTCAGGCATTCCTTTAGTCAATGCCTTAACAGGGTCAACATAGTTGTCTATTATATCACCTGATATACCAGCAGATGTCCTAGTGTCTCCAACAGCCTGTAAGATGTCTGTGTTGTTATTATATTGAGGTCTGCTGATACTACTACCCCAAATCACACTCCTAAATTTATAGTTCAGGATAGAAACTAGAAATGTAGTGAAGTCTCTTTCACCATCCCATTTATTGTAGCATTCACATAGAATGAGGTTACCAAAGGAGACCAACTCACGAAAGTCAAATTTAGTTTTTCTACTCCATACTTGTGCTTGATGGAGGATTAATCTTCTATATTGCATATATAATTCAGGTGGTATCTTATTCATATATCCTCCTTTCATTGAAATGAAATTATCTGCCACCGAAACCCCACCCCTCTCCATTGGAGGGGTGGGAACAAATAGTCAGTTACGCATTCTTCAGTTCACACATCTTCTCTGTCAGAGTCCAAAGGGCACGATTCAACTTAACGTCTTTGTCAATCGCTTTGATTTCCTTTGTTTTCTTTGCCCTAGCCCAATGAGGGTTGTTAGGATTGAACTCTACTTCAGCTTTCTCAACCATGAATCTCCCACCCTTCAAGAACTTTTCTTGAACTACGTTGTAGGTGTTCCATAGATTAGCCTTACTATCCTGTGATCGTTGAGGTTTTATAAGCCTGTCCACACTTTCTTGCATGTGGAACTTTAGGAGCTTATCATCCTCTGGGTACAGGACTTGGAGGGCAGACTCACCAAATATCTTCCGTTCACCCTCTGTCAGTTCAACATTCTTGAACCTATCTACAGATTCAATTACCTTCGGTGTGTCCTCTACTATGTGGGTAACAGCATTCATTACCTTTTCATCAGTGTACCCCTTGTGGAGGATACGGTAATCACCAACCGTACTTTCAGCTGTCACACATCCATTACTGCACCAACATCTCCATAGGGCAGACATCAATTTAAAGGCAGCACCTCCATCATGTGCATTCGTCATAAGGATTTCAGGAATCACTTCATTTAACTGTAAAGCCTTCCCTACATCTTCAATCCTTCTGAATCTTAACATGTGCTTTTGGAAACCTTGCCTGTTCTCCCTAGCATTGGTCTCCCTACCACTGGCAACAAACCAACCATGTCTCTCCAACAGTTGAATCAACTGTACAGTCGGGACAAAGTTATACTTCTCCGATGTCCTATGGTGGCTAGTGGTAGCCATCACAGACTCCAACCGAGTATAATCAAACCTATTACCTTGCTCCAAGTTAGTATTCCTTCCAGATAGATCATACCCTCTTTCTACTATTACATTATTAATAACCATTTCTATTCTCCTTCTACAAAAAGTTAAAAAAGTTAACGATTAGTTAATACATCTCTATCATGTGTCCATCTTCATCAATGTCATTTGGTTCGTCCTGTTTGTAGTCAGTATCCTTATTTGCAAGTCGCATTCTGAGTGCGTTACGTCTTTCATCTGCTAAGGCACAATGACAATCAGCACAAATCTCTCCCGACTGACACATCTCATTGTATGGGAATATCTTGTTGCAGTTCTTACAATGAAATATTTTGCCCTCCTGCTGTTCAAGTACATCTAACATCTCTACGTCATTGGGGTCAACCCCTCCACCTTCATACTGTTTCATTACTTTCCTCCTTCCAAGTCAACTAAGAATACCTCCTTCGTAGTATCGTATTCATTGGATTCAAATATAATGTCCTCCTTCTTAATGCTCTCTACTACTGGTTCTTTACTCATCATTGAATAGAAGGTAAAGAAAACAAACATAATAAAACTAATTACTAACATCTTCAAGAACATCTTCATTCTGTCCTCCTTCCTATATGGTTCTGATTTCAAAAGTATATTCTGGATTGTCTTTGTTCATGTTACTGACCTCCTTCACTAATGCATCATAGTCACTAGCTAGGAATATGCTTGCATAGATTAGGTTAACGCATAGTACATTGTTAACAGCATCAAAGGGACTGAACCTCTTAGCCCCCTTACGCTTTCCGTAAATCCTGTATTTGAAATTCTTCATAAATCTCCTCCTTCTGGTAGATGGTCAAATGTGTTTTCTGGTTGCATCAGTTGATGCCCCAATTCGACTTTTGGATAAGCTTTCTGAGCTTCCTCCAAGCTATAGAAAGAATCAAGATAATTCTTTCTTGACTGCCCTGCCATGACAGAGTCACGTGGAAATGTATCGTAACCATACACAACAAATCTTCCATCGTCCTTTTCTATTATATCCATGTAATCAAATTTAAATTTCTTCATAAATCTCCTCCTTCTAGGGCGGTGGCAGAAGATTCCTCCTACCCCACCCTCAAAAGTTATAAAGTTTCCCACCTCTTTGTCGATGGGTTGTAATACTCGATGCTTGTACACCCTGCATCCCACATCGCCCAATCAAGTGGGTCGAGTGTAGGTTCATCAGACCTTCCAATGAAGTATACTTCTCCATCTTCATCTAAGGTTCTGAATCTGAAAGGCAGGGAGGTTCCTTCTACATGGTCAATAGAGGATGTCCCTTCCCTTCTTTGAGGGCTTACTGCCCCTGAAATCATATCATAGGTAATCAGCCACATGGTTATTATCTCCCTTCATCAATTCTGTCAAAGCCCCTCTTCTCTGTCATGTATATCCCAGAAGGAGTCTTGACGATATCACCTATAGACATGGAGGTATGATGTAGTTTGTTCGTCCTGATTAGATCATTCATCTCACCTTCAGGACTCCATGCTTGGTTCATAATGTAGAAAACCATTTCCAGATTTTGCCATATACCCTCATTGGTATCAAAGAATATCTTGGCAACCTTAGTGTGGGTCTCTGTCATATCCTTTGGAGGATTAGGTGGGTGTTCTTCATCATGATAGAACTCCATCTTGTTCTGATACCATACTTCATAAACTGAACCATCATTCTCCAACACCCTATCATCTATTATATCAATGTTAAGGTTAGCGTTATCTATTTCAACCCCTGTGATAAGGGCTATTGGGTTTTTCATCTCCGTAACTGCATTCATAAGTTCCTCCTTTGTGAATATAAAATTGTTAATGGTAACATGTGAATCATTGGTCATCTACTTGTCCTCCATCCAATTAAAGTATAGTCTAGGACTATGTGTAAATTGTAAAGACCCTCTAACACCATCACTTTTTCTTGTAACTACTACAAAGGGAGCTTGAAATCCTTCTACTTCAAACTCCTCCATTAGTTCTTCTGTTGTCCATTCTGTTTTGTTTTCCATTTTATCCTCCTTCTATTAAGGTTATCCTATCCAACAAACTTTAAAACTACGAAACGCATTTGCTATCTCTTGGTCTCCCCAATCATAAATATCCCTCAACAAGTTATCCATCTCAAATATTTCAGTATCTCCATCCATCGTATCAAGTTCATCAATTATAGCTTGCTTTTCATAATCAATGTCCTCATTCACTGTAGGGATTCTTTCTAATTCTTTCTTTAAAGTATCCCTGACATCTAAAAGCGTGTTCTTATCATCATGAAATCCCTCTATCAAGTGCTTAACTTTAATCTTGTTTATCCAATTAGCCATCTTATCCTCCTTCTAGGGCGGTGGCAGAAGATTCCTCCTACCCCACCCTCAAAAGTTAAAGGTTAAATATGAACATGAAAATAGTCATTCTGTCTCCCTACGTTACCATCTGCTTTGATGTTACTGCCTTTTAATCTCAGATTCCATGACAGTTCAGAATGTTCTCTTACACTATCAACTCCCAAGTATGCATAAGGCATGGCTTCGATCTTATTAACAAATACAGTCTTACTCTTTGTTGCGTTTGTAGCGTTAGCCCCATGATGCAGTAATTGGGTTGATTCCCTCGTTCCTGTCCTGTAACCTGATAACTGAATTACCTTTTCTTGAATCTTACGTTGTTTCTCTTTTAACTTAGCAATTTTTCCCTCCAAGTTAAGGAATGAATCAGCTAACTTCTTGTACTCTATCCTACGCTTCTTCAACACGCTTTCATAAGAACCAAGTTGTCCCATACTTTCACCAAATAAAGTATAAGTTTCCTTACTCATAATGTCCTCCTTTAGGGAAGATGGCGAACCACCCTCCCAATTAGGTTAGAAATATTTTAGTCCTTAATTACTTTAATGCTGTCCTGTGGTACAGTCTCACTGATAGCATTCACATCATCTTCTCCTAGTACCAATATAGCATCTTTAACTTTCACACTTACACAATCAATGAAAGTCTTAGCTGTTACCTTCTTGGAGAACTTCAATGGATTGATAGTCCTCTTATCACTGGTAATCCATTGGACTCCATCAGAGAACTTACCAAATAGTTTTCTAGTTTTATTCTTCTTGAACTCCTTCATCAAAACTAATTTAGTTTTTTCAAGTTCTCCCTTAATCCTTTTTTCTTCAGCCTTCAGATTAAGGTAGTAGTCAACAGTTTTAGTCTTTACAACTTTCTTAGTCTTCATTTTAGTAATCATTCGGCACCTCCATTGGGTTTTGTTCAATGTAATCATCTTCAGTAACTCCATCCCTTTTACTTTCAAAGTCCTCCACAGCTATTTTATAGCATGGGACACATAAGGTTTCACCAAAGAAGTACTCCATGTCACACTTGTAGTGTGCTTCTCCACACTCGTGGCATGTTGACTTCATCTTCACTACTACAACTGCACTACCTAGTTTAAGTGTTTTCATAATCTCCTCCTTCTAGGGTGGTGGCAGAAGATTCCTCCCACACACCCTCAAATTACTTTCCAAGTTTAATTAACGCTATTCTACCATGACCCTCTTTAGCTGTCTTCATAGCCAAGAGGTCAGACTTACTACAATCTACATAGTTAGAAGGGATGTCCTCCTTCTTGTCGAAGATTATAGCATGTGGCTTTTTCTTATCCAACTTAAACTTACCTCCATCACTGAAGATTAACGCAGTGTTAGGGAGGTCTAACCACATATCCCAATTCAAAGAAGTTGACTTGGTATACATAAAGAACTCCACCTGAGGGCAAAGTTCAGCAATCAAAGTAAGCTTATTAAGATACCTTTGGGAATAAACATCTCCCGATACATGCCATCTCACAAACTTAATATGTTTACCTTTATGCTTTCGCTTAGTCAACTCCTTTACTGCTACTGATACAAATTCATTTGACATAGAAAGTTCAAGTCTTTCTTGATACCCCTCTCGAACATTAGGGAAACAGAAGTTACCCCTCCTAGCCATACAAATTCTTTTACAATAAGCAGTAGCCCCCAAACAAGTTTCAACTGCTGGGAGGCTACTACTGTAAATATCTTCTTCATCATGCTTGATGTTTTTCTTACTAAATAGATATTGCATATGTCCTCCTTTATGAATTGTATTCAATAGCTTCATTGTAGTACTCAGGATATTCAGCTTGAACATCCTCCCTTGTGATACCATGACTAGCTAAAGCATTAACAGTATCAGTGATATCTCCTGTTATGAAAGTTTCATAGTTAGCCAACTCCCTGTGTATGATCTCCTTCTTAGTGTTAGCATCCAGATCATTCTGTGCTCTTTCCCTACCAACTTTAGCTATATCTTTCATAAGTTGGACAACTGATTCCTTTGGGGCAACCAATCCTCCATTAAGTCCAACATATTCAACACCCTCTTTCTTCTGTTCATCTAACTGCTTATTACTGAAAGCCCAAAATGCACCATGCTTCTCCATTGCTAATGTAATACCGTCTACTTTTTCTGTGTTATACATAATCTCCTCCTTCTGGGGGTGGTGGCAGATTTACCACACACCCCTCTATAAGGTTAGTTATTTACAAGGCACTTTAATAAAACTAGCCATGTCATAATTCTTAGTTGCTCTCCCTACGTTTACTGAAGTACATCTCCCCATGCTAACAAACATGTAACGGTCAAACAAAGAACAAAACCCAATGGAGGTGCCGAGTCCCGTGCAACTGTCTTCTTTAATCTTGCATGTCTTACATATATCAACCATTCTCTTTCTCCTTTTTAAAAACTTAAAAATTAAACTTCATCGTCAATTAGTCCTGCACATCTAGGACAACAGAAATTCCTACGGTAGTTCTCCCTTCCACACTTACACTTCCATAAGTTTGGGTTTTTTGATCTAAGATTTTTATAGTCCTCTTGAAGCTCTGCAAGTTTTTTGTGTCTCAATTCTTGTTGGGTATCCTTCATCTTCTCCATCCCCAACCCTTGTTCTAACACCTCCATTAGTATTAAAGTTTTCAGTTCTTCCTTCCTACTTCTTTCTGCATGATTAGTTCCTAATGTCATTTTAGTCCTCCCTTCAATTAAAGTTAACTGCCCTCCCTGATGGTGGCAGAAAAATAATTACCGTCATGCTTACTGTTATGACCTCCATCGTATCACACTCATAATGGTAGATGAATAGATAGAGGACATAGTAAGCAATCAGTGATTATTTAAATGGTGAACCCTTTGGTTTATATGTTAGCCCCTCCAACAAGGGTAGTTGGAAGGGCATTCTAAAATCATAACCTGACCTCAAATTGATATTACTATAGATGATGTTTGAATTGTCTGCTTGTCCTCCCTGATGGGTGGTGGCAGATATTTTTCTTGTAGTGGTATGTTGTACTCCATGCGGTCTAGGTTATTGCAACCCTCAATAGGGTTACCCTCTGTGTGGTAGTCTTGATTTGATTAGCCTGTCGGGGACTGTACCGACCTCAGGACTTACTCCTCCTTCACTGGTGGTGGCAGGTTTGTCTCCCTGTCCTTAACCCTCCAGCCAGTGTTTCGATGGATATAGTTGACCGCTTTCGTTAAGTTGGTCAGTGTTAGGTATCGGCTTCAGTAAGCCCTCCCTGTGTCCCAATGCATTGGCTACACCAACTAATAAAAGCTTTACAACTAAAACTAAACTTCAAAGAACAGTGTGTATTGTAGCATTGAAACGCTACAAACGCAACAAACAAACAGAAGAAATATTGCCTGTTGTCCTAAGTCCTTTAGATATAAGGGGTTACACACGAAAAAAACCTTTGATTTTCATGTCTCTATGTGGTCTAATCTATGCATGGAGACGAAGAAATCAAGCAAGTCATTTAAGCGGAAGAAAGCACCTTCTAGGAAGACAGGGGCAAAGGTAGGGGCAAAGGAGGCTAGACAGTTAGCCCTCTTTGTTAGTGTTTACATAAACGGTTTCAATGCTGGAGAAGCATATCACGCACTTCATCCAGATATCTCAAAAGCATCAGCAAGGGCTGAGGGTAGTAAGTTCCTAGCAAGACCTAATGTTATTCGGGAGATAGATAGCCAACTCCAATCCTTATTTGAATCCATTGATTTAAAGAATGAATCAATCTTAGCAGAACAAATGAAGATAGCTTTTGTAGACGTTAGAGGGTTCTATGATGAAAACGGTGCATTCAAGGGAATGAACAATTTAAACATCGCCCAACAGTCAGCGATAGAGGCTTTAGAAATAGAAGAGTTATACGAAGGGACAGGCTCCAACAGAGTACACACAGGCAGAACAACTAAGATTAAATTCTACAATAGACAGAAAGCAATAGACTCCCTGATGAAGTACAATGGGATGATTAAAGAATCGAACAACTTCAATTTCAAGATCAATAATAATATAGAAAACGCAGAACTTAAAGTAGATGTCGCAGCTCTAAAGGAGAAGTTAGGTGCAGACACAATTATTGAGCTCAACAGAAGACTATCAACCTCAGGACAGAACTAGAATTGTTTCGGAGGACTTGATAAAGATAGCAGGGGCGGAGGTATCCCTCAGGCTATATATTGAACAGGCATGGAGTGTACTTGAACCAACTACTCCATTCATATCGGGTTGGCACTTAGATGCTATATGCGATCACTTAGAGGCAGTCTTCAAGGGAGACATCAGAAACATAATTATAAACATACCTCCTAGGCACATGAAATCATTAGCGGTTTCAGTTTTCTTTCCAACTTGGGTTTGGATTAACGACCCCTCTTCCAGATGGCTATTCAGTTCTTATGCACAAGACTTATCCACAAGGGATTCCCTCAAGTGTAGGAGATTAATTCAATCCCTATGGTATCAAGCAAGGTGGTCAGATAGATATACGATAACAACAGACCAAAACCAGAAGACTAGATTTGAGAACGACAAGACAGGATATAGATTATCAACAAGTGTAGATGGAGTTGCAACAGGTGAAGGAGGAGACTATATAGTAGTGGATGACCCTCACAATGTAAAGCAAGCAGAGTCAGAGATAAAGAGGAATGGGGTTTTAATGTGGTGGGATGAAGTAATGAGTACAAGATTGAATAATCCTAATACAGGGAGGAAGATTATAGTGATGCAAAGGTTACATGAGAATGATTTAACAGGACATATCTTAGCAAAAGAGTTAGGTTATGTGCATCTTATGTTACCAGCGGAGTATGAGAAAGATAGAAAGTGTTTTACCAATATAGGATTTGAAGACCCTAGAGAAGATGAATACGAACCACTGTGGGAGGGGCTGTATGGTAGGGAGGCATTGGATACATTAAAGAAGGATTTAGTTTCTGAGTATGCAATAGCTGGACAGTTACAACAGCGACCTGCCCCTAGGGGTGGAGGTATGTTTCAGGTAGATAAGATAAAGATAGCTAATGCGATAAACAAGCATCACATAGTCAGGTCAGTGAGGTATTGGGATAAGGCAGGTACAGAGGGTGGTGGTTGTTATACAGCAGGAGTGCTTATGCATGTGATGAGTGATGGAGGCTTTTTGGTGGCAGATGTCATTAAAGGGCAATGGAGTGCAGGGAAGCGGGAGGCTATTATAAAGCAGACAGCACAAGTAGATGGCAAGGAGGTTACGGTCTGGGTAGAACAAGAGCCTGGGAGTGGAGGAAAAGAATCAGCTGAATCAACTATCAAGAATCTCGCTGGCTTCAGGGTAAAGGCAGATAAGGTAACAGGGGCTAAGGAAGTGAGGGCTGAGCCGTATGCTAATCAGGTAGAAATAGGAAACGTATCTATATTGAAAGCAGAATGGAATAGAGGGTTTCTTAGTAACCATGAATCGTTTCCTGTAGGTAAAGAGAAGGATGACGTAGATGCTAGTGCAGGAGGCTTTAATAAACTAACAGCTAAGAAGGCGAGGTATGGGGTATGGTAAATAAACTAAGCAAACTTACAAACAAGAATCAGATCAAGCATAGGTTTCTTTTAAAGCAGAAGAGAGAGCTGGAAGCAAAGATTGAAGGAGAGAAGGACAATGTGCGGTTGGCTTATTTAAGGATGGACTTGAAATGGGTGGAGGAGAGATTGATGGAGGGGACAGTCTAATTGAAGAAACTCTTGGCTGCCTCATTGCTTACTATCTTCTTATTTACTTCTTCTGTTGTAGCAGATGACAAGTGTATCCATGTATCAAAGAACATGCAGGAGGTTATCAGTTTTACAAATGTGTTCATAGGTGATAGTCCATTCGAGTGCAGTACAGAACACTTCCACTATGCTCTCTGCTTTGCCAATAAGAATACTATAGTGTTCAGTAAGCATACGAGGGTGATGTTTATCGGAGTGGGAGACAGGACTGCCTATTATATTTATAGACCAAGGGAGGATTCAGATTTTGAGATATATATGGTTGATGTAGAGGATACATCCAGCCCAATAACTCAATTATTTTATGTTATGCAAAGAGAGTTCATAGACTTAATGAAGAAGGGTCATAAAGGTTATAAGAGGAAACAAGTATGATATATATTGAGATAACCCTCCTTGTGTTTGGGTTATGGTGGTTCTGCAATTACTGCTTACATAAAGGAAGAACTGAAAGAGAACGTATAGAGAAAGAGGATAAATTTATAAAGGACAGTTTTAGATGAAAAGAACAACAGCAGTAAACAAAAGGAGGATTAAGACAAACGGCAAATCCAACAGTAATGGCAATGGGAGGTTTGACCTCTTAACAGATGAAACTAAGAATATTCTGATTGCTAACTTCCAATCACAGCAGACAAGGAGTGAACTGTCTAGGAGGCTAGGTCTAAGTTACAAGAACGATGCGAGAGATACATACAAGGCACTAGGTTATCCTAAAGAACTTCAGTTCGACAACTACTGGGGATTCTATACAAGGGAACATATAGCTAAGAGGGTAATTGATGCCCCAGTAAATGCTTCATGGCAAAACCCTCCATCAATCACAGAACAGGAAGAAGGAGACGAGACAGAGTTTGAGAAGCAATGGAATACATTAGTTAAGGAGAAGAAGATATGGCACTATATGTCTAGGGTAGATAAGTTGTCAGGTGTAGGAGACTTCGGGATTCTCTTATTGGGATTCAATGATGGAGCTAAAACATTAGAGGAAGAAGTCACTTCAGCCACAGAGTTGATATATTGTAGACCATATAAACAGAACAGGGTAGTGATTGAGAAGTTCATTCAAGATACAGCTGACCCTCGCTATGGTCTACCTGAATTATACAAGGTAGATGTATCAACCACCAAGTCAGATAATGCAAATATAATAGATAGTGCTACCACAACATCAGTTCACTGGACTAGAGTTATTCATGTAGCTGATGAGCTTCTAGAGGATGACATCTACGGCACTCCAAGACTGATGAACGTATATAACCTTATCAGTGGACTCCATCTCGTAGCAGGGGGCAGTGGTGAGATGTTCTGGAGGGGAGCATTTCCAGGTCTCGCTTTCCTATTAGACAAGGATGCAGAGATAGACCCCTCCCAAGACATGACAGCTTTGAATACAGAGATCAATGACTACATACACGATCTTAATAGGACAGTGAGGGTACAGGGGATGGACATTAAGAACTTAGCCCCTCAAGTGGCTGACCCCTCTAAGCATGTTGAGATATTGATTACCTTGATTGCTGGAGCTAGGGAGATTCCTAAGAGGATTCTAGTAGGGGCTGAAAGAGGTGAGTTGGGTGGAGATAGGGATGAGAACGCATGGAATAAGAAGATTAAGGAAAGACAAACTAACTACTGCAGTCCAATGATGATTAGACCTTTAATAGATAGGCTTATCATGTTTGGTGTCCTCCCAGAACCTAAAGATGAATATGAAGTAAAGTGGGAGGACATTACAGTACCAACAGAGGAAGAAGAAAGTAAGGTAGCTAAGACTAAGGCGGAGACCATTGCCACTTATGCAAATAGTGTAGGGGCTAGTGAGGTAATACCCCCTAAGATATTCCTGAAGTTAGTAATGGGATTTGAAGATGGTGAGATAGAGATGATTGAAGGAGAGTTGGATACAATGATGGAGCAGGACTTAATAGATGAGGAAGCAAATGCAGAAATGAGAAAAGAAGTAGAAGGAGAGTTGATAGCAGAAGGAGCAACTGAGAGAAAGAGATTAGAAGAAATAGCTAAGATAGAAGGAGGAGAATAATGCCTTTAGCAAGTATAACAAAAGTGAAAGCATCTTTCGCAAGTATAACTCTCACACAGAGTTCTTTAGCAAGTATAACCTTAACGAAACAATAACATGGCAGAAAACATAACGATATTAGCAGACAACATAATGGAGGGGACAACTCCAAAGATAACAGCTACCATACAGGATGAGGATGGGAATGCTATTGCAGATACAGCTTTAGATACACTGACCCTCACATTGTATAACCTTGATGATGCAGACAATACTATTATCAACAGTAGAGATGGTCAGGACATTCTGGATGCAAACAATGTAGCAGTAGATGGTTCTGGGGTTATGGTATGGAGTGTTCAGGCAGGAGACACAATCATAGTAGGGAGTGATTTAGTAGAACGACATAGAGCTGTGTTCAAGTGGACATATAGCTCAACAACAAAGGCAGGGAGTTACGTTATTGACATGGCAATCAGGAACTTGGAGAAGGTAACATAATGGGATTCCATGATGGATTAATACATTCTACTAGGAATCACAAGCAGATGAATCGAATGGCTCTCAAAAGGAGACAGGGGAAACCAAAGCCTTACAAGGAATGTGAAGAGTGTTTGTTTATTATGGATGATTGCACTATCTGTGAGATAAAGGAGAGTAGTGCTAAATATCCTTATCCAGATAATTTTGTTGTTTTTACAATCCTTTATCCAGATGAAATAACAGAGTCTATTCTGGAAGACTTAGATGCAATTCCAAATGTTGAAACTATGATGTATAATTGTACAGCAGCTAGTAGAAGAACAACAACACAAATTAGAGATGGCTCGGTTTAAATAAAGGAGATACGGTGATAGTAGGATATAAGAAGAAGTGGGAGAAGGAGAGGGATTGCAAAGACAGGTCGAGAGAATATATACAAAAGACCCATGATGCAGTAATTGGGATGGGTAAGGACATAGAGTATCTTAAAGGGGCGAATGAGAAAACAAATATAAGATTTACTGAGCATGAGGTGGTAGCAAAAGGATCACTGAAGGATGTTCGTGATATGATTGAGAATCACACTTGTACTCAGTCACTGGAAACGAAGGAGATTGTTCAGAACTTGGTAGATCATCAGAAGACTCAGAATGGGCATCTTAAGGATTTAAAGATACAGGGAGATACAACAGCTGAAACACAAATGACTTTACTATTGATAGCACAGGGCAGAAGGAGTCTTTGGAAGGAGATAGGTATAGTGATTGGGTCGATAGTAGGTATTGGAGGATTGATTTTCGCAGGGATAACATTATGGCACTAGACACTCAAGACACAGCGGTTCAATATTTCAGGGATGCGGATAAGAAAATAAAATGTGTAATACTTGTGTAATAAATAAAACTAGAAAACTGACAGCGAATGAGGTTCTTCTCTTTGACCCTACTAGAACTCTATCTACTAGGAAAAGGTTTGTAGCTCAGATGGAGAAGCGGTTCAATGCTTTAAGGGCTGAAGTAAATAAGTTCATCATAGAGGACGATGGGTTGTTAACATTCGACTTCGATGTCCTCCTAGACTTCACGCTTAACACTACTCCATCCGAATGGAGAAGTAAGTATGATGCTAATAAGATACCTAGATTTATGGAATGGTTGGAGAGACAGAATGAAAAGTTCATTCTAAGCAAAGGTAAAAGTGGACTAGAAGTTGTTGGTGACATCCCTCCTTTCTTTGAAGGTCAAGCATCAGGGTTAGAGGGTACGCTAGGTAGTTTAGTTGAAAGGGATATATCAGCCAGTTGGACAGATGTACACATTAGATCAGCTTATCAGAAGGGGGTAGTGAGGGCTCAACAGGAACTTAATAAAGCTGGTGTTGAAGTTCCTTTGTTTCAACAAACTACTGAGGGACTGGGTGGAGTATTTAATGCTCCCTTTCATGCTGATAGAGCTAGACTAGCTTTCACGCAGACCTTTGAGGGTTTGAAGGGAATTACTAGGGCAATGGACTCTGTTATATCAAGGGAGTTGGCTTTAGGTATGGCAAGGGGGGATAGTCCTAGAACCATAGCTAAACAGATAGCAGGGATAGGAGGAGAAATAGAAAAAATAGGCTTGACAAGGGCTAAAACTCTTGCTAGAACAGAGGTAGTTAGAGCACATCACAATGCCTCTATCAATGAGTATGAGAGGGCTGGGATAGAGGGGGTAACAGTTAAGGCTGAATGGAGTACAGCTGGATACAATGTATGTCCTCTATGTTCAGGTAATGAGGGAAGAGTATTTAAACTTGATGATATAAGAGGACTAATTCCAGCTCATCCTAATTGTCGTTGTGTTGCTATTCCTATCGTACCAAGTGACAAGAAGTTTAAGCAAAGGACAGTGAGGAAAGTTCAAACGGTGAAAGGAGTAGCTGGCAATCTTCCTCTATGTCCTATAACTAATACTTCTGGTATTAGGATATTAGCTTCAATAGCCTGTGTAACTAAGAAGGACATTGCAAGGGCTAAGAGGGCTAAAAAGTCACATGTACCAATAAACGCAAAGATATTGAAAGAAGCTACAGTGAATGAAGCAAAGTTCGCTAAAATGATAGATGCAAATCATATAACAGGGAGGAAACCTTTTGATGTAATTAAGTTTAATCCAAATGGAAAGAGGGCACACCAGATAGAGGTCAAGACTTTCTTTTCTGGTAAGGCTGACAAGATTCACATGCGTAAGGATTCCAGATTGAGAAAACTTGCAGAGGCAGCTAAACATCCCAAGGCTCAGGTACATACTATATTATTTGAACAAAGGCCAGGGAGGAAGAAACAGATATTCTATAAGCAGGGAGTAGGTGCTTTTCGACAGGCATCAATGAGAGTAGTTACCCAGAAGGAGTTGAAGGGCATATTTAGACTTAATAATGATATGTTGAACAAGGTTAAGAAAGTAAAGAAGATAAAGAAAGTAAAGAAGATAAAGAAAGCCTCTACGGTAGTAAAGAAGACAGCTTCTACTTGGAAGAAGGTAAAGACAGAAAAAGAATTTACTAAACAGATGTCCAAGATTACAGGTAGAGGGATAAAGCTTACTGGCGATACTAAAGCTTTCATAAAAGAACATGGCAATACTTTAGGGGCTGACCTTTCTAGGGCGGTTGGGGAGAAGAAAAAGTTAAAGGCATTGTTGAAGAAAAACCCTCTAAAGGGGATGCACTTTGAAAATAAACATAGGATAAATTTCACTGGTAAGGGGTATGATGCAGAAGCTTGGGAGTTCATTGGAGGGCACAAACCTAAGACAAATGCTTTTTATGATAAAGATGTTATATCAAGTGGATTTAAAAAGTATTCTAAATCTAATACGTTAAGGGTAGGAGAGCAATACTATAATGTAACAGGAAATGATTTTAATGGGATGATACGGCATGAGTTGGGTCATCATATATACGAAACAAATCCAAAGGTAAGAAATAGTTACTATAGATTATGGAGCAAAGGAAAGATACAGGGAGAGATGCAAGTATCTGATTATAGTTATCAGCATCCAAATGAGATGTTTGCTGAATCTTTTGCTGCATATACTTCTTCTAAGTATGAAACCTTTGCTACTAAGGCTTTTAAGGATCGTTCATTACATCCAAGGGTGGAGAAGTTATTTGATAAGTTGTTTAAGTAAGGAGGGATTATGTTATTAGAACATAGATGTTTTACTAGAAAGTGTGCCAACCTTAGGAGGGCAGTAGAAAGGTTGGATGAAGACGTTGAAGCCAGTGAGGTTCCTGTTTGTTTAGCTTTTCCTGTAACAGTAGGAGGGATTCCAGATGAAATAGCTTATGGGGACAACCTACATCTTACAGTCTTAGAGGGGCAGAAGAATCTTACAGTATTTAGAAAGCGAACTAAAAATGAAATACCGATTGTATAACGAGACAAGTCTGGAGATAAGTGGAGGGGTAATTAAATGACTATGATGATATATGATGCAAATGACTTTGTGGGAGATCTATGTACTAATAAAGGTCTATTTGATTTACATGAAGCTGTGGAGAAGAAAAAGAGAACGTACCCTCACTTACATGACTTCCTCCAAGAAGGGATTACATTTATAACTGAAGAACTAATGATAGATGTTACATTATTTATAAAGAAGGAAAAGAGGGGGGATGTCATGGACGTAGTTAGGCAGTTAAGGAAACTGTTGATAGACAGTACCTCCATAGCAATTATAACTAATAATATAAGTGAACCGATAACAACGGAAAATCTTTAACGAGACAAGTCTGGAGATACAAAGAGGGATATTTATAACTTTAACAAAAGGAGGGTAAGCATGAAATATTTAGTAATCGTATTTGTGGCAGGGATGATTGGCTTTATGTGTTGTGGCTGTAAGATGACAGGACTCAATATTAATGAGATAGATACAAAGCCAACAACAGTGGAGACTATTGAAGTCCCAGTACCAGCTGCACCAGTTCAATAAATTTTAAAAAGACCTTTAACCAGAGGGAGAGGTAGAGACAATGTTTAATGTAATGATTACAAATTTAGCAATAGGATTATTTTCATCATTAGCAACAGGTATGGGAACTTATGTTGCAAAGATGAAGGGTGGAGAAGAGTTCAGCACAAAGAAGTTCGGGAGGACAATGGCAACTGGAGCAGCTGCTGGATTAGCAATGGGGTTGGCAGGGAATACAGTAGATAGCCCAGAGGGTATGGTAACATCAACAGGACTTGGGCTTGGCTTGGTGAATGTATTAGATCAGGGAGTCAAATTCATTTGGAGATTGTTTAGTAAGAAGAAGGCAGTATAAGGAGGACACATGAATAATATAAGAAACTTTATTTTAAATTTTAACATTCGTACTGATATCATGCATGGGGCAGAGCATTTTGTAGTCCCTATAGTGGCATTGGTGGAAGGAGTACATATTGGTTCTGGAGGGGCTGGCTTCTATCCAGCGGCAGAATTAGATCGTACAGCACAAAATTGGAATGGTGTCCCTCTAACGATAGATCATCCTAAAGATATAAAGGGAACACCTATCACAGCCAACAACCCTGAGACTTTAAAACAATTCAAAGTAGGGACATTTGAGAATGTTCATTATGAAGGAGGAAAGTTGAAGGGGGAGGGCTGGATTGACAAGAACTTAGTTACCCAATTATCACCAAAGACATTAGGTATTATTATGTCAGGGTCTAAGTTGGAGGTAAGTACTGGATTGTTTACTAAGAGTGATGGAGTATCAGGTGAATGGAGGGGGAAGAAGTTTCAAGAAACACTTTCTGATTTTATCCCAGATCATTTAGCCTTGCTTCCAGATGCACAGGGAGCGTGTAACTTTGATGCAGGGTGTGGAGTAAGAAACAACAAAAAGAAAGGATGTGGTAAGTGTTTGAAAGTTAATGGAGAACATAGAATAGAAGTGGAGGAAAGAAATGGACTAAGACAAATAGATATACTTAATTTTAGTAATGAGCTGAAAGGCTTAGGGTATTGGGTAAATGAACTCAGTCATAGCAAGTTAAGAGAACAACTCTTTGAACTTGTATCGGGTATGAATAAAGAGGGAACTATCCACTTTTTAAGAGATGTCTTTGATAAGAGCTTCGTCTTTGAAGAAGTGACGGAGAATAAGTCTAAATTATTTAGGCAGGGATTCAAAACTGACAACGAATCTCAAGTTAGTACCAAAGGCAATGCAACAGAAGTACGAGAAGAAGTTAATTTTATTCCTATTAATAATAATTTAAAGGGAGAGATGTTGATGGAAAGAACAGAAGCAGTGGACACTCTCATAGCCAATGAGAAGTTGACTTTTGTTGAAGATGACAGAGAGATGCTAATTAATATGGCAGATGAGAGTTTTGAAAGAACATTCAAACTCAATGAGTGTGGGTGTGGAGAAGAAGGTAAAGACGAAGAGTTGCTAAAGGCTAATGAAGCTTTGACAACTTCTAACAAGGAATTGGTAGAGGAGCTAGCAGAATTGAAAGCAAACGAAGGAGAAGATAAGAACAAGAAGATTGATAAGCCATCATTCGCTGACCTATTAGAGGCTTCAGATGTAGAAACACAGGAAGCATGGGGAACAATGAAAGCTAATCAGAAAGCAAAGAAGGATAAGGCTGTGGAGGCTATTTTAAGTATTAAGACTAATAAGTTTGCGAAGGAGACTTTGGAAGCTATGACGATTAATGACTTGGAGAACATCATAGGACTTACTCCAGTAGTAAATGATTACGCTGGTAATGGACTACCACAGAGCAAACAGGTTACTATTAAGGCTAATGAAAGACAGGCTGATGGTAGTGGAGTCCCTCTGATGCCAGTAGAAAAATGGAATGCAGATGGTACTCCAGACTTTAGTGATTTAGATTAATTTTATTAAATTTATTTGTAGAAGGAGATTTATTGATGGCAAGAACAATATTAGTGAAGGGTAATGGCAACTTCTTAGAGGGAACTCTAACTGCTGTTGCTGTTCCTCCTGGTACTCTAATGGAGAGAGTCGGTGGTGCTTCAACTTTTAGGGCACAATCCGTTGCAGAAGCAGCTGGTACATATCCTGAAAAGTTGATAGCAGTAGAGAATTCTCTTATAGGAGCTGAGGTTGGAACAAGTTGGGAAGCTAGTTCACAGTGTCAGATGTACAAAGCACAAAGTGGAGATGTAATTCATCTAAGACTTGAAGATAGTGAAGTTGTGGCTTTGGGAGATGCTGTAACAGCTAATGGTACTAATGGTACTATGAAGAAAAGGGACACAGGAACTAACCCTCCATTTGCTTATGCGTTAGAGGCGAAGGATGCCCTGTCAGATGCAGCTGCATCTGATCTATTAGTTAAATGCGTTATCGTTTAAAAACATTTTTAATTTTTACTAGGGAGGAAATTTACATTGAATTTTAATAACAATATTGATGCACCAGCAAGCGTTAGTACTGTTGAGAATTTTCTACAAAACGGAGTAGGTGGAGACATTGCCCATAGACTTATCGCCAACGATATGGAGGTAAGTTCTTTGAGAAACAATGCTACTCTCACTTATGATGCATGGAAGAAGATTGACACAGCAGTATTAAAGGAGTACCAGATTAGACTTCAGGGAATAGCTGATCTACAGGCTAAAGGACTTACTTTTCAGACAGATGGCTTATCACAGACAGTCCTTCAGTATCAGGATGAAAGTGATATTACAGATGCTGAGTTGAACATGGATGGAGTTAACAAGACTGATAGAGATCGACCTGAATATGATACTAACTTCTTACCACTACCAATCATCTCCAAGGACTTTAGTTTCAGTGCTAGAGAGATTGCTGCTAGTAGGCAAAATGGTAATGGTTTGGATGTTCGTATGGCAGAGAAAGCAGCCCGTAAAGTAGCAGAAAAAGCAGAAGAAATGTTATTTCAGGGAGCAAGTTCATACACAGCTGGAGGCGGTACTATTAGAGGGTACGAAGATCACCCTAATCGTAATACTGGCTCTGTTACTGCTGCTTGGTCTACTACTACAGGTGCTAACATCCTCACTGACACTATCGCTATGAAGAATGCTGCGATTGCTGACAGGAAGTATGGAGATTGGACTTTGTATGTTAGTAATAACATAGAGGGTAATCTTGACCAGAACTTTACAACTAATTACCCTGTTACTATAAGACAGAGGATACTTCAGGTAGCTGGTATCACTGATGTTAAAGTCATTGATAAGATGACAGCTGATGCGGTTCTTCTTGTTAGTATGCAGAGTGACGTTGTTAGGCTTGTTCAAGGTATGCCGATTACTACTCTCGAATGGAGTACTGATGGTGGAATGATGGTTCACTTTAAGGTGATGACTATTCTTGTTCCACAGATATTTGCAGACCAATCTGATAGGTCTGGTATCATTCATTATTCGTAAATTGTAGTTAGGGTTGGAGGATAATCAGTAACCATGCTGACAGCCCTATTTTAAATACCTTTAACCATAAGGAGATATTAAATGAAGAAGTTAAAGAGAGCAAAGAAAGTAGAAGAACTAAGTAGGGAGGACTTTGAAAGGGATGAAACAATAGAAGAAGTGGGAGAGTTCAGACATAGACCCAGAACAGGCAAGCATCTTCTAGGGAAGAATACTAATTTTAAGATTAAGGGTAAGAGATATAAAAGGATAAGTCAATCAGGCGATATCCTTATTTGTCCTCCTAGACTTATAGCATCGTTTCATGATAAGTTTGAAAGAATAGACATATTACCCGAAGCAGTACTACCACCTGAGAAACAGTTGAAGAGGGTGCATAAGGGTGGAGGAAGATATGATGTTATCAATACTGTTTCAGGGGTTAAGTTGAATAATGACTTCCTGACTAAAGATGAGGCTAATGAATTGATTGTAAGCGACAATGCTCCACCAGAGGAAGATAACATAGAGTGAATGTGGTTGATGATTACAAGTCAGACTATTGGAATACTCCTAAGATGTGGCAAGGCTCAACTGTCTACGTCTTAGGAGGGGGTAGTTCGTTGTTACAAGAAAATCTAAGTTTGATTCATGGTGAAAGAGTCATCGGGGTGAATGATGCTTTTGTAATGGGAGATTGGGTTGACATGGTTTGGTTTGGAGACCCTAGGTGGTATGAATGGAACGAACAAGAAATGATTCAGTTCGGAGGGCTTAAAGCTTGTTGTTGTGAGATCATGAGAAAAGTACCATCTGCAAATGTTAAAGTACTTGATAGAGGGAAAAAGATGGGGTTAGAAGAAAGAGCAGAATATATTTCTTTCAACTATAGTTCTGGAGGGTCAGCTGTCAACCTAGCTACTAAGTTAGGGGCTAACAGAGTTGTCCTCCTTGGGTTCGATATGAAACCTGACAAAGATGGACAATATTGGTGGCATGATCGTCATCATGTAAAGAAGTTTGACATCGACCCATATCCTAGATTCATTGAAGCATTTGAACATATAGGCAAAGAGGCTAGAGGGTTAGGAATAGAAATAGTTAATAGTACAATGTGTAGTTTGATACCAAAAGAGTTTATACCTAAGATGCCATTGGAGGAAGTAATTGAGAACTAAAGCAGCTATTCTGGTAGAACAAAACAAACCTTTAGAAATAGTTGATCTAGATATCCCCAAGCTTGGAGTAGGTCAAGTATTAGTTAAGATAGCCTATGCTGGTATATGTGGATCACAAGTAGGGGAGATAAATGGTAAGGGTGGAGAAGATAAGTTCCTTCCTCATCTAATGGGACATGAAGGTGCTGGTATAGTTTCAGATATTGGAGCTGGAGTAAAGAATGTCAGAATGGGAGATCATGTAGTTGCTCATTGGAGAGAAGGTAAAGGAATAGATGCTGACTTCCCTAAGTATGGTTGGAGGGGAGGTGGAAATCCTGTATTTAGTAAAACAGCTATAGTAGGGGGAGGGAAAGTAACTACCTTCCAAGAGTATTCAATCATATCGGAAAATAGATTGACAAAGATTCAAGATTTTATTCCATTAGAGAATGCTGCTGCTATGGGATGCTCTGTCACTACTGCCTTTGGTCTTATCAACAACGAAGCAAAGTTGAAGATAGGACAGAACATAATGGTGATAGGATGTGGAGGGGTAGGTCTTAATGTCGTACAGGCTGCAAAGTTAGTTGGTGCAAATATAATTATGGGAATTGACCCATCAACAGACAAGAGAAGGAAAGTGCAAGACATGGGAGGGATATCGTATGCGGATATTCCAGAGTGTGATATTCATTTTCATGTGGTTGTAGATACTACAGGAATCCCTCCTATGATAGAACAGGGTTGGAATGTGGCTAAGGAGAAGATGATACTTGTTGGACAGTCCCATCACAACGAAAGCATTTTATTCAGAAACGCTAGAGGGTCTTTCTTTTCTGGTAAAGTAATGATGGATAGTCAGGGGGGATTAACTAATCCTAATGTAGATATTCCAAGATATTTGGATATGGGAGACAGGATAGAATCAAGAGCTATGTCCTCCTTCTATAGATTAGAAAATGTAAATGATGCAATAGAGGATATGGGCAAAGGGATAGTTATTAAACCTATGCTGGATATGGGTCATGAATAATATAAAAAAGTTTATGTCTGAGATTAACAAAGTCTTTTCTACTAACTTAACTAAGGTTAGGGTGGGAGATAAGGTTGATGGAGGATATGTTACTTTAGATGAATTGAACAAGCTGACTACAATGGTGTATAGTGCTGGTATTGGAGATGATGTTAGTTTTGAATTAGATTTTAAAACTAGATATCCCTATACTTGGTCTAAGATGTTCGACCCTACTATAGAATTTGCCCCAGTAGTTGCTGACAGTATATTTTATAAAACAGATATTATTCTCGGAGAGTTAGAGGGTAATAACAATCTATTGAAGATGGACATAGAGTACAATGAATGGGAGACTTTACATAGATGGGATGAAGGGATACTCAAGAGCTTCAGTCAGATAGTGGTGGAGTTGCATTTGATTCATGTAGTCCCTAGTCATGGGAGAAGCCCTTACTTCACTGGTATGTACAATACAGTATACAATAGAATGAACGAAGAATTATTTGGATACTATGCAAATGCGTTGGAGTGGTTGAATAAACATTTTTATATATATCATATACATCCTAACAACTCCCTACCTAAGATCAACTTGGGAGGGTTTAGCTTTCCTCCTTTACTAGAGGTCAGCTTTGTTAGAAAGGATTTAGTTAGTACATGTAATGGAACTCCAAGTTTCCCACAAGAGGGATTGGATTATCCCAATAAGACAGACCGACCTGATATAGAAAACTTTTATCCGATAGGAGCAATATGCTAAGTGAAAGAAGTAAACAAGTTCGGAGAGATACAATAAAACTATCCAAAGCAAATGGAGGGTATCATTTTGGTGGTTCATTCTCTTGTGTGGAAATATTGATAGCTTTATATGATGAAGTTATGGATGGAGAAGATTGTTTTATAATGAGTAAGGGTCATGCTTGTTGGGGAATGTATGTAATCCTTAGACAGATGGGATATAATCCAAAATTAGAAGGACACCCTAAGAGGGATGTTAGTAACGGAATAATTTGTACCACAGGGAGCATGGGTCACGGCTTACCAACCGCAGTTGGAATAGCAATGGCTAAAAAGATAAAAGGTGAAGAGGGAAAAGTATATGTATTGATGGGAGATGGAGAGTGCCAAGAGGGAACTACTTGGGAGAGCCTATTGATAGCAGGGAGGCACAAACTAGATAACTTAGTAGTGATAGTAGATTGTAATGGGTTTCAAGGCTCAGGGAGAACAAGAGACATCTTAGATATAGATAGTCTTGGGCTTGTGGCTAAAGCAGTAGGGTGGAGTTGTAGTGAAGAAATATCTGGTCATGATGTAGGGCTTTTCTGTGAAGTTGTAAAAGAGGATACAGATGGAAAGCCTTTCTTGATACAAGCAATAACTTTAAAAGGCAAGGGAGTTTCCTTCATGGAGGGCAACTCTGAGTGGCATGCAAAGTGGTTAGATGATGACAGTGAAGTAATAGCAATGAGGGAGTTAGGAAGTAATGGGTATTAATGAGCATGAAGAGTTTTAGGGATATGATACAGGGAGTCTGATATGGTAAGAGAAACACTACTAGCATATAGACAGTGGTCAGGGTTAGGAGATTGGATAATGGCAATGACTGTTTTGAAGATGGTCAACCAACAATATCCTGAAATAGACATCACTCTTAATCTTGTAGCTAGGAATAAGTTTTCAGATTCTTACCAACCAGACTACCTTCCTTCAGTAGTAGAGGAAGTGGCTAGAGGGTTTGATGTAAAAATAAAAGACTTCACTTACTACATTGTCCCTCAAAGGGCTTCACTGGAGTATACATACAGTAGTGGATACATGACATATAGTAAAGATGGAAATAATTTTATTGAGAATATGGTGAAGAAGTTTAATCATGATTCAGGGCTAGAGTTAGAGTATGACCCAAAAGTATATGCTCAATATATAGATGGAGATACTTTTGATAATTCATTTGAACAATTTAAACCTTATGTATTGATTCAATCATGTAGTAAAAGAGGATGTGATAAAAGGGAAGGAAAAGATTTTGGCTATCTTAATATGGAAAGAATAGCAAAGAGATTAATGAAGAGTGGTATTACTGTTCTCCAAATAGGACAGAACACAGACTTTACTATTCCTAATGTTCCCTCTTTCTTATCTATAGATTTAAATACAATACACAAGTTGATGATTAATAGCATGGGATTTATAGGAATGGATGGAGGGTTAGGTGTCTTTGCTAGTCATCATGGAGTAGATCAATATATTATTTATGAAGATGATGTTAGGTATAGTTGGACAAAGTTCCCTCACAGATATCAACTATCAGGGGATATAGGTTGGGTAGCTATTTCTAATTATATAATAAGTGAGCTTAGAGGACATAAAGAATATGAGAAGAGCATTCGGGAAAACTATAGTCAAGTTGGCTGAGAAGGATAAGAACATTGTCCTCCTTACTGGTGACGTAGAGCAAGAGATGAATGAATATAAGGAGAGGTTTCCAAATAGATATTTCAATCTTGGATTGACAGAACAGAGTATGATTAGTATAAGTGCTGGAATGGCTATGGAGGGATTAAGACCTATTGTATACTCCATTACTCCCTTCTTAATTGAAAGACCATTTGAGCAGATAAAGATCGACATAGATGAACAGAAGTTGCCAGTAATGTTAATAGGGAATAGTGATTATCCAACGCATGGTGCGACTCACAGACCACTTAATGCTGAAGGGTTGGTATCTTTATTTAAAAATATATATGGTTACTTTCCTAGAAGTCAGGAAGAGACAGAGAAGGCAATGTTGGATGCTTACTTGATGGGAGAGCCAGCTATCATTTGCTTAAAGAAAGATGGGTTGCCTATACTATGAAAAAGAACGTATTAATAACAGGGGCATCAAGAGGGTTGGGTAAAAGATTAGCACAAGCTTTTGCTGAACACGAATATAATCTCATTTTACATAGTAAGCAGAATGATCTCCCTTGTGTAAGTAAGAACTTCTCCTTCACTAGGGAACATACAAAAGATTATCATGTAGAATGTGAAACTGTTAAGGGAGATATTAATGATATAAGAACAGCTTATAAATTAAAAGAGAAAGCAGAAGAAATGGGAGGACTAGATGTTCTAATTCTCAATGCTGGTATTCATGAGAGTATGGGAATAGAGGAATGTGAGTCAGGGGACTTCGCTAATATGATAAATACTAATCTAACTTCCCAGATGGTATTAACAAAAGAACTATGGCAACAAGTAAAACGTAGGGAGGGGTTAATAGTATTCATAAACTCCATTGCTGGTAAGGTTGGGGCTGATGGAGAATTTATATATTGTGCAGCTAAACATGGTCTAAAAGGCTTTGCAGATTCTATACAGTTTGATGCTACAAGGGCAGGGGTAAAAGTGGTTAGTATATATCTAGGTGCTTTACAAACTGATATGGCAAGTCACAGAGGGGACTACGATAAGTTAATGAAACCAAGAGATGCTTCTAATTTTATATATCATATATGTAAGGATTATGCGACTATGAGAGTGACAGAAGTAGATATCTGTAGGAGGGTATATTGAATACAAAAGGGGACTTGGACTTATGATAACCAACCCAAAGAAGTTAAAATGTATATGTGGGAGTGTTGATTTTAATAAATATGATCGACAACTCTATGAAGTTACTCCAGAAGGTAAGACTATTGAAACTACCAGTAATGGAGTGTACTTCTATAAATGTAAGTGTGGGATAGTTAGGCAGGGAATAAATAGTATTGATTATAAAGAATACCCTCCTTCTAATCCTGAGTATAAAGCTAAAGATTATGAACATGATTTATATTTAGGAATGCAAAGAGTAATATCTCATAAGATAAAAGAAAAAGATGTAGTATTAGATGTAGGGTCAGGGAGTGGAGCATTCATTGAAGCTTGCAGGGCTATAGGGGCTGAGGCTTATGGGTGTGAGATAACTGACTATCATTATAAAAAGAGTGATGAGTTTACATATAAGAAAAGATTTGAAGATGTTCACTTTCCTGTAGATATGTTTGACAAGGTTACTTGCCATGATGTATTGGAGCATATACAAGACCCAGTTAGTTTTGTGAAGGAGATGTTCAGAGTAACTAAGCAGGGAGGGGAATGTATTATAGATGTTCCCAATTTCTTTTGTCCAGAGGGTAAGCATCACTGGAAAGAGGAACACATTTGGTTTCTTAATGAAACCCAGATGATAGACTTATTATCTAAAGCAGGATTCAAAGTTGATTGTTATAAGAAGCCTGTTCTGTCTAAGATAGTTTTCTATTGTACCAAACCAAAGCAAAAGAGGACAAAGATATTAGTACCTCCTGGCATGGGAGATGCTTATTGGTCTGTTGTAAAGATGCAATCCTTCATGGAGACTATAGGGAAGGAAGGAGAGATTCCAGATGTATATGTGGCTTGTAATAAAGATAGGAAGCGGGAGGGACATAAAAGAGCTTTTCCATTCTTGAAGTTGTTTCCTTTCTTAAAGTCTACAGAAATCTCTTTTAATACATCCATCTATCCAAAGGAGATTTGGTTAGAAGCTTATAGGGATGCAGGGAGGACTGTCTTTGAAGATATATGTGGGTGTGATTATTTCTTATCCTACAATGGTCAATTAAGTAATGGATTCTCTTTAGATGAAGTGGATGGAGAGTTAGATTGTAATTGGATTCCAGACATGTTCGAGTCTTTAGATCAAATGAACTATGAGAAAGCATGTAAAAATAAGTATGGCAAATATATCGTTTTCTACTTCCTCTTTCATGGTCACTATGGTCATTGGCAGGGAGAGTTTACTAAACAACAGATGATTAATTCTGTAAACATGATATGCCAAGAGACAGATAGTGTTCCTGTATTTGCTGGGGCTGTTTGGGATAGTGAGTTTGAAGACCAAACAGATGTTATAAATAACATTCCTTTTTCGATTGATCTAAGAGGGAAGACAAGTGTGGAGGAACTATTCGGATTGATTAAGGGCAGTAAGTGTGTGGTAGGGTATCCATCAGGGCTTACTATTATGTCAACAGTATTGAAACAGAAAACAGTTATTATTTGGAATGATTATTACAATAAAGATTTTATGTGGAACTCTTGTCCTCCAGAAGTAAGAAATAAATCTTACTTAGTGGTTAATACTAAAGATGCTTTCCCTAAATATCTAACTAGAAAAGTGAAGGAGCTTACAAAGTGAAAAGTCCCATATTCATTACAGGGTGTGCTAGATCAGGAACAAGTATGACAGCAGGAGTTGTTCATCTTTGTGGGGCTTGGGGAGGAAAGTTAGCACAAGCTACCCCATACAACAAGAAGGGTATGTTTGAGAACAGGGCTATCGTTCAGGGTATGGTTAAACCTTTATTGATAGCTGTGGGGGCAGACCCAATGGGACAGAAACCATTGCCTAAGATAAGAGACTTTGAAGAAATAGATAGTAGTGAATGGAGGGAAAAGTTTCTAAAGGAGATGAAGTATCAGGGATACAAAGAAGATAGAGATACGCTAATGTACAAGGGTGCGAAGATGTGTTTGATGTGGACTCTTTGGGATAGGGCTTTCCCTGATGCTAAGTGGATTATAGTAAGAAGGAGAAGTGAGGATGTAATTCAATCTTGCTTAAAGACAGGATTCATGTCTAAGTATAAAGACAGGGAGGGTTGGTTGTCTTGGGTAAGGGAACATGTAAAAAGATTTAGGGAGATGTTTGAAGATAGATTGGACATCATGGAGGTGTTCCCACAGGAAATGATAGATGGTAATTATACGGAAATAGAATCAGTTATTAAATGGGCAGGGTTGGAATGGAGAGAACAAGGGGTAAAGGAATTTATAAGCCCTGAACTTTGGAAACAGGAGAGTATCTAAATGGCTAGAGTAACGGCAACAGAAGTAAAAGAATTGATTAGTACAAGTGAAACTATCACAGCACATATTAATACAGCTAATGTGTTGGTGACTGAGAAGTTGGGAGGGAATGCTACAATGACAGCAGACCATCTGAAGGAGATAGAGAGGTGGATGTCTGCTCACTTTGTGGCTGTTTCAATAGAACGACAGGCAGGGAAGGAGAGGATAGGGAATACAGCTGTGGAGTATGCTGGGTTTAATACAACTGGTCTTCAAGGGTTAGGGCTTACTACTTATGGACAACAGGCAATGATGTTAGATACGACAGGGACTCTATCCCAACTTGGTAAGCGTAGGGCGAGGATAGATACAATAGATGCGGTGGACATGACATGAGCTTTTTAACAAGTAATCATAAACAAACAATAGTTTATTGGGGAACTCCTACTAAGGACAAATGGGGGGGTAGAACATTTGCTACTCCTGTTGAAATTACTGGTAGGTGGGAGGACAATCAAGAAGTATTTATAGATGGTACAGGAAGGGAAGCAGTATCAAAAGCTTTTGTTTACATAGGACAGGATGTAGACTTAGAAGGATATTTGTATCTTGGAACATTAGCAAGTATTTCATCAGCTGCTTCTCCTAAAGCTGTAGATGGGGCATTTGAAGTAAGAGCATTTAATAAGATTCCTAATTTAAAGGCAACAGACTTTGAGAGAAAGGCTATTCTATAATGGCAATTAATATAGGTAAAGGCTCATCTAATATAGGAACTCGATTAGATTGGATAGGGTTAGACACAGTTCTTAAAAACATCAATGATTCTTTAGATGATATAGAGGGAGTTACTGTTTCAGGACTTCTAGAGGCTGCTCTATTAGTTAAGGGAGATGCTCAAAGAATTACTCCAGTAGATACTTCTAATCTAAAAGCTAGTGCTTATGTTATATGGGGTGGAGGAAAGAAACAGACTAAGATTCAAGCAGCCGCAAAAGCTCCTAACTTTAAAAGTGAATCTAAGAAGAGCAAAAGAAAAGTAGATGTAGAAGCTATGATTGCTCAACATATAAATGTTTTAAATAAAAGAAGTAAACCAAGCTTATCTCCTTTTGCTGAGGTTGGGTACACAGCCAGTTATGCTGCAAAGGTACATGAAGATTTAAATGCTTCACATGTAAAGAAAGGGAGGCGTAAGGTGTTTGGGAGAAGTGTAAAAGCAAGTATTCAAATAGGACAGGCTAAATTTCTAGAGCAATCTTTTATTAAAAATGCTAGAAGGATTAAATCAATTATTAAAGGGAGACTGGGAGTATGAATAGTCCAGCAGAAGATGTATCTGCAATATTGGCATTGTCTTCTTCAGCTACAGGGTTGACAGAGGGAACTGATTTGTTTATTAGTAGAGAACCATCGTCCCCAGACGTAGTAGTTACAGTGTTTGATACTGGTGGAGGAGAACCAGCTTCTACTGATGTGAAGTATGAATTTCCAACAGTACAAGTGAGGGTTAGAGGGACAGCTATAACAGGGTACTCTACAGCCTATACTACTCTAGAGACTATCAAAGGAGTATTGCATAAGTTTAAGAATCAAACGATTAATGGTACAAAATATATTGGAATATGGGCTTCATCAGATATCATCTCACTTGGATATGATTCTAATGAGAGACCTATATTAACTTTGAATTTTCGAATTCATAGAACAGCTTAATTTTTTAACAGAGTAAAGGAGGTGAAGTAACTATGGCAAGTGGTGCATTTGCTGGTGTAGGAGTAGTATTCAAAAGAGGTGCTGTAGCAATGGCTGAGATTAATTCCATTAGTGGTTTTAATAAGGCAAGAGATACGATTGATGTGACTACCTTAGATTCTACTGGTGGGTACAGGGAGTTCATTGGCGGCTTTAGAGATGGTGGTGAGATAAGTCTCAACATGAATTATACTAGGGCTTCTTATGATTTATTGAATGCAGACTTTGAAAGTAGCAGTTCTCAATCATATACTATTGTATTGACTGATACAGCAGCTACGGAGTATTCATTCTCAGGATGGGTAACTAATATTACATTAGATGTCCCTCTAGATGACAAGGTAACAATGGCAGCATCTATTAAAATTGATGGTCAGATAACTCAGACATCATAACACTTAATTGAAGGAGAAGTACAATGACAAAGTTCTTAACCAAAGAACATATCAAAAATGTAAAAGATGTAAAGATGGAATTAGTAGAAGTACCAGAGTGGGGAGGGAAAGTATTTATTAAATCTTTATCAGCAGTAGAGAGAGAAGAGCTTAGGAAAGAAGTTGAGGGAAGTGATGATAAAGAGATGGATTTAATTAAAGTTCAAATGAAGATGCTTTCTTTGACTATAGTAGGAGAGGATAAAGAGAAGCTATTTACAGAAGAAGACATAGAATGGTTAAAGACTAAATCAGCTGTTGTAATGGATAAGCTATTTCTTAAAGCACAAAAGATGTCTGGTTTAGGAAGTGAGGCTACAGAGGCTATAGTAAAAAACTAAAAGACCCAACTGACATGATGTTGTTTGATTTATGCTTAGAGTTGGGCTATCCTCATCCAGATTATTTGCTAGAAGAATTAAGTGGAACACAGTTAAGAGAGTGGGAGGTATATTATCAGACAAAACCATTCGGAACGCAGTTAGGTTTTTATCAGTCTGGAATAATATCCTCTGTATTAGGAAATGTGAATAGGGATTCTAAGAAGACTCCCACACCATTCAAGCCTGAGGATTTTATTCCTCATGCTTACAGAATGGATAAACCAAAGAAGCAAGGAATAGAAACAATGAAAGCACTTTTAAACGGTATATCAGTTAAAAAGGAAAATGGCAATGGCTAGTGTAGGAAATATATTTGGCACAATAAGGATGAAGACATCTGGGTTGAAGAGAGATTTAAACTCAGCTACTAAAGATATCAAAGGCTTTTCTGGTAAGATGGAGGGCAGTTTTCGTAGATTGGGCACCTCTTTAAGAGGTGCGTTCAATCCTGTCACATTGGGATTGGTAGGGCTTACTGCTGCTATTGGAGCATCTGTTTTTGCTGTTGTAAAAGGCACTCAAGAGTTTGTAAAATTTGAAGATGCCCTTTTAGATTTACAAAAAGTTTTATCTGATACGGAAGGGAATGCTAAAGATTTTATAGGAGTAACAGAAGGGTTATCTTCTAAGTTTGGCGAGGCTACTTCTGATGTTCTACAAAGTGCAGCCAATTTTAAACAAGCTGGCTTTGGAGTTAAGGAAGCTTTTAAGTTAGTTGAAAGTTCATTGACTCTTGTTAAGATAGGGGAACTGGAGGCAGTTGAAGCTTCTGAACTTTTAATATCTATTCTTAAAGGCTTTAAAGCCCCAGCTTCAGAAGCTGGTCGTGTATTAGATATTCTCAATGAGGTATCTAATAAATATGCAACCAGTTTGAAAGAGTTAGGAAGGGGTATGGCTATCATATCTCCAATAGCAAAGTTGATGGGATTTTCCTTTGAAGAAACAGCTGGACTCCTTACCCCTATCATAGAGGTCTTTAGGTCTGGCTCGGAGGCTGGTAATGCTTTAAAGATAGGATTACTTAGATTAATAGATGATAATAAACAAGTAATAGATGCCCTTGATGCCATTGGAATTTCTCAAAACAAAGCCAATGGAGAATTAAAAAGTGGAAAAGAGATTTTAATAGAAGTTCAAAAAGCTTTTACCACTTTAGACCCAGCTATGAAAGTATTTATAGCTTCTCAATTAGCTGGAGCAAGACAGGCAGGGAGACTACTGGAAGTATTTAATGGCTTAGAGAAAACAACTAAGGTAACAAAAGATGCTATTAATTCTTTTGGTTCATCCAATAAAGAATTAGATGTTAGGTTAAGAGCATTATCACAGCAACTTAAAACTGTAAAGACTAAGTTCAATGATCTATTCAGAGAGATAGGGTCTTACCTTGCTCCTCAAATTAGGAAAACTGCTAAATTGACTATAGCGTTTATGGACTCTTTTAAGAGTGGGGGAAGGTTAGAAGCATTTACTCTACTCTTAAAAGGAATTGTTAGAGGGTTGACTGGAGTGGCTAAAGCATTTTTAGCCATAGTGGATGCTTATAACGCTGTGAGTGATTTCACTGATAAAATGGTAAAGAGTGGGACATCTCAACCAAATAGAAGACTTGGGACGCCAACACCTAAATCTACTTCTGCTTCTGATGCTTCTCCCTTTGCTATGAGTCACAAGAGTCTGAGTAATACACAAGTACAAGAGACATTGGATAATATGATGATGAAATCAACATTAGAAAGTCTTAATAAAATAAAAGCTGCTAATGCAGAAGTTGCAAATGAAAAAGTAGCTCAATTAAAAAAGATCACTGAAGCATATAAATCTTTGGATATAGAATCATCTACTCAAGCAAACAAAGCAGCGATAGTAATAATGGATAGTTTCAAAGTGATAGAAGAAGCTATGATAGAATCTCCAGAAAGATTGAAAGAGATTTGGCGAACAATCTCTTCAAGTATAGAAGTAAGTGCTTTAGATACTGAGTCAAAAAAGACTTTCGATGCTCTACAAAAAAGAATGGGAAAGACAGCAGAAGAATTTAAAAAAATGACTAATGAAGGAATAAAAGTAAGGGAGTCTGTGAGGACTTTTGTAGAAGTGCTGTCGGAGGAGCAAGTAAGATTAAAAGAATTATTTGATGCAGGGGTGATTGGTCAACAGACATTTGATAGAGCTATTATAGAATCAGAGATAAAATTTGCTGATGCTTCAGGAAAAATGAAAAAGACCTCTACTGATACTTTTGATGATATGAAATCAGCGGTAGAAGGATGGGCTAGTGGTTTCTCCCAAACATTAACAGATGTATTATTTGGAGCAGAAACTACCTTTGAAGGGATATTAAAATCTTTTGCTAAAATGATTACGCAGATGATAATTCAAATAACTATAATAGAGCCATTAATTAAAGGGATTTTAAATTTTGGTTTTTCCAATACAAATTCTTTAGGACAAACTACTCATAGACAATTGGGAATGGAAACTGTTACTACACTTGGAGAGGGTTTCTTTGGAGTAGGATTGCCTCAAAACGCAAAAGGTGGTGTAGCTACTAAACCCACAGCAGGTGTATTCGGTGAAGCAGGAACAGAGGCATTAATACCACTTGATAGATTTCCAGAATTTCAAGGTAGTGGAGGAAATACCAACGTAGAAGTTAATGTTATTGGAGTACCAGAAGGAACTAAGACTGAGGAGAGTACTACATCTGGAGGCATGAGAAAAATTGACGTTATCCTAGACGAGAAGGTGGCTAACAATATCCGCTCTGGGTCTAAAACATTCACTGCGATGACAAAAGCCTTTTCGAATTTGAGTCCACAATTAGCAGGGAGATAAAATAAGATGCCAGCGTATCCAGCGAGTTTACCGCAAAAAGCATTTATGTCAGCAACCGATGAAAGGCAAACAGCTACTATTAGAAGTAATATGGAAGCAGGAGCACCGAAGGTTAGAAAGTTGTTTACAGCAGCCGTAAGGAATTTAAAAGTTAAGATGATATTAACAGGAACACAGAGGGCTACATTTGATACTTTCTTTATAACCACTATAGGAGAGGGTTCTGGTTCATTTACTATCCCTGACCCTGTTGATGATTCAACCATAACAGTACGATTCACAAAGCCTCCTACATGGGGTTATGTAGAGGGTAGTGGTTCTTCAGCGAGTAACAGATTATGGAGCAGTACTTATGAACTAGAAGTTCTACCTTAAAGGGAGATATATGGCAATAACAAACGCACTTAAAGAAGCAGCATATGCACAAGAAACAGATGATGTATTTCTTGTGTTGCTCACTATCACCCATGATGATATCACTCCCATCAGGGTGGTTAATAATAACGAAAATATAACAAGCGATAGTAATTTATTTGTCGCATATCCGTTTGAAATAACTCTCCCAGACTCAACTGGAGACGGCACACCATCAGCTCAGTTAGTGATTGACAATGTATCAAGGGAGATTGCGGAGAGTATAAGAAGTATTTCAACAGCACCGAAGATCACAATTTCGGTAATAAGAGCTGCAGACCCTGATACAATAGAATTAACTTTTGCTCCCTTTACTTTGCGAAATGTTAAATGGGATATGATGAAAGTCTCAGGCGATTTATCAATGGAGGATATTGCTCTTGAGCCTTTTCCGATTGGTCAATTTTCACCAGCACAATTTCAAGGATTATTTGTAACATGAATATTACTGAATTCTGTACGAAAGCTATTGGAGTCCCTTTTAAACCTCATGGTAGAACGTGGGAGAGTTGGGATTGTTGGGGTTTAATTTGTGTAGCATATAAAGAACTTTTAGGGATTGAGTTACCATCATATACAGATGATTACACAAGTACGAAGGACAGGGAGTTACTAGCAGAGCTTTACCTAAAAGGTCGGGAGTTGTCATGGC